AGACTATCTAATACTGACTGGTCAACTTCTGTCGCAGTTCTTGTATCTAACCACTTGTTTATGTGGCGAGAAGTTGTTACACTCCACTTGTAATTTGTACGAAGAAAACGACCTGAAACGCTGTCATACGCTGCCACAGGGGTTTTGTAACTGAAGAAAACCTGTGTACCGTTGTTGAAAGTGATTTCTGTCTGATTTGCTGCGATTGGTGTTAGTTTCATTTTAGAATGATCCTTTAGTAAATGTTTTTTGTAAGGTTGGTTTGGTTTCCCTTGCCCCCTTATGACTCTATTATAGTCACTCAGGGACGAAATTCTACCGATTTTGGACAGTTTGACGACTGGCACACACTAATAGTTGTTTAGTGTTCTCCATGGTTTATAATACTTTACAGAGGTAATCTGTTCTCTTGATGATAACAAATTCAGGCGTTTTGCCTCTCTTACATTGTTACTTACCTCGGTCAATCTGTTAGGGTTGTTGTTACTTTGTGAAGGCATATTGAATAGAATAAATGTGAAGAATAAAAGAAGGATTGTAAGATTAGTTGATAGTCAGATATTAGCATCTTCCCATATTTCAATATAACTTTTCAACCATACATTCTGTGCGGTTGTTGTTACTATCTTTCCATATAATAGGTCACTCGCTGACATAAATGGAAGTGCATTTGCCTTACAAAAGTAATACAAACTCGACTCTAAAAATTCTTGGTTCATTGACACATTGCCTCAAATCTTTGATTAGTTGTTGATACTAAAGCATCAAATGTTCCAGTGCTAAATGATAACAATTCCTCGAACATTTCAGGTGTTAGTTTATTACTAATTCTGAATTCTTCGCATACTTCATCAAATAGTGACTCTAATATGGATTCATTTTGTAAACATGACATGATGTAATTCTCCTAATAAAATAATAGTTTGTTGATGTGATTAGAGTATAATTGTTTATACTATACCCTCCTCAATTAGTGGCATAATGTTACCATAATCAGCAACAATTTCACCGCTAATGTTACATCTAACGCAAGAATATCCATATTCTTGGGATAAGTCAAAACATAGGTCATTTGCCTTATCAAGACTAGATGTTTCAATGTTTCCATCTTCAAAATTGGATGGAGTCTCGATTGTATATAAAAATTCAGTCATAGTTGTTTTTCAATTCGTTATACTCATTATAGTCATATAAGGGGCAAATTGAAAGGGGTTTTGTGTAGGTTGTTCAACTGTCACATGAATTGTTTACATTTTATTAGGGGTAATTATACTCCTATAAGTGATACTGAGTTATGATGATCTTGCTTTAGATGTAAACAAGTTCTATGAATTTGGAAGAGCAAACTAACATTTACTCCCTCCCAATCTGTCCAGTCTGATACATAATCTTCTTGGTCAAAATCACCTGTTCCGTTGTTACATAGTGGGCAAGATTTGAAATCTAAGTTATCATCAACCCAGAAGATTCTGCCAAAAGTGTCACTTGAATACATGCTAATTGTCCTCCTTGAGTAATAGTTTGTTGTAAAGATTCCATAGATTCTTTACATTTTGCTCATCTAAATCTGCATCATTATCTAATACAAACATGATGCAATCTTTGAGCATTTGAATATCATTATTATTCATAATTGTCATCCTTTACATATAACTTGTGAGTGGATGTAATAGGTTTGATGTATAATCAATAGACCTAATACAGTAACCTAATTTGTTAGTTATTTTATCAACTAATTCATCCTCGTTATCAACTTCCCATATACCGATTGCATTAGTTTGTAACTCTAACTGTTGCTGCTTTTCATATTCAATAGCACCAGTAATTGATCCGAATTCTTCACAATTTTCTTGTGCTACATCAAACTCAATTTGTGTAACTAATAGTTTCATAATTACCTCACTTAGTTGTTACTGAAGGGACATGAAATGGAGTTGAATTGTTTATACTTTCAACTGCCACAACTTGACCAGTTTTGTAATAAAAATCATCTGCAATTTGACATGCTTCAGTATAACTTTTAGTGAACTGAATTGGAGAAGAAAATACACAGAACATAATGAAATTGCGATTGATTTGTTATACTTTTATAATAGAATAAAAAAGACCCCTTGTGAAGGGATCTTGTGACAGTTTACCAGTCGTCACCCATAGTCGCAATAGCGTTGTTCACTGCTCTACGGATTTCCCTACGAGTGGGGACACTTGCAAAATTGTCTGTAAATGGAGAATAATCGTTGATGACATAATTGACACAAATTGAAACATCACTTGTGCCAATTTCGTGAGCGTCACTAAACATAAATTCCACATTGTCCTGTATAATTTGAAACAATGTAGGGACAGTTGGCGAAGTGTCTGGCATTGTTCCAATTTGTACGGTCATAAAATCCTTGAAATTTGTTTATACTATTATAATAACAAAAAAACCCCCAAAATGGGGGTTTAGTGGACACTTTGATGACTGGCACACTCTAAATGTTAAAATGTGCTTTGTATCTTAGAATAGCAAAGTTATAGAAACTTCTAGCAGATTTGTCTGCTAATTGTAAACCTTTTTTACAATCTTGTAGGAATAAAGTAAACTCATAGTTGTGAATCTTTACCCTTGATTGATAGTCTCTTACATAATGATTGAATGTAAGTACACTTTTAGCAGGTCTTTTTAGTTTCTTTGTTGATACTTTGCGAGTAACATTTCTTTTAGTTGTTGTTACTTTAGGTGTCCTTTTTCTCCTAGTTGTTGTAGATTTAGGAGTTGTAATCTTTGCTTGAGTTGTTGTTACTTTAGCAGAAGATTGTGGCATAATTGTTGTAATTTTGTTGGACATTCTTATTATAGTAAATGTTATCGTAGAATAGGGTAATCTTGTGACAGTTAAATATGTGGTTTTGTTACAGGGGTTGTGACAGTTGACAAACTGACCACTATCGCTTGACAATTAGTGAATATAATATCAATATATTGTTATAACAAATATATTTCAATTATTCTTACTAAGTATCACAAACTAACTGCAATTTGATTATCTCAATGTTATCATTGTCTGGAGATTTCATCCATTCAGTATCATCAAGCATTGCTAATTGATACGCTTCAACTTCATTTTGTGCCACAATTTCCTTTATAAAATGTGATTTAGTGGCGGTAATCTTGTAGGTTTTCATTGTTACTCAAAGAAGTAATTTACTTTTTCATTGATACTTTTTATGGAATCTTTCATAGAATTATAATCAAGTTTTGCCAACAATTCTCGAAGATCGTTGATTTCATCTTCAGATAATAATAGTGCATGTACTTTCATACTTCTACGCTCCATTCATATTTTTCTATATTACCTCGGCAACACATACAAACAAGTGCCGACCATGAAAAATGGTACACTTTTGATGTTTGTTGGCATTTAGGGCATTTTATCCATTTACCATCAACACCTGAACGAGTGTATTTGGTCATGGGTTTGAACGAAGTCAAAACTGGTTGTAACATAATAGACGAAGTTTATAGTAGTATAATAGAATAGACGAAGTGATTATCTCATGTAAAGATAACCACCTGCCCAGTCACACATTGCAAGCATACGCTCACGCTGATTGATAATTCTCATGTCATAACGAACATGTTTCGCTGGTGCTTTCCATCCAGCAGGTTTGTAAACCTCACCTGTATTTTTATTCACGAAGGCATGTACTCCTCCATTGTCTTGAATAATTTTGATATACTTCTTACCAGTTGTGATGCTGAAAGTAATATCATTAGGTGACTCAGGATAACGATCAGTATAGTTCTTTTCTAATGCTGAAACTAAATCCTTAGTCCATCCCATTACTCTGTCTTGAATTGTTGTTTGCATGATTTCCTTTGTTGTTATACTAATTGTAGTCGATCCTATGATAGATTCAATGAAAAGTGGACAGTAATCTAACTGTCACCATCATCTTCAAGTGTCCATCTTATTGCAAGATAATCAGGATCATGTAATCTAAGGATTTCATCAGCATCAGCAACCATGCCATCAGGAGTTAGATCAAAACAAAACTCATCAGCAAAGTATTCTGTTGAGATACCCATCTTGTAACAAGTGTGAATAAAATCGTTGGTATCATCATCAGTCAGTCCTAATGTGAATTTGCAGAAGTCAATGTCATTTTCTAAACTTAGCATAATCTTTTCTGTAGATGTTTTCATTATAGGTGACCTTATAATAGAATAGGTGGAAGAGTGGACACTAGGTCAAATGTCACATACATTGTTGAATTCAGGTATATCAATTATATGATCTTCATCATATATCTTGATTGATAGTTCTGCATCTTCAGATACATCTATCCCTGCTTTATCAAGTGCTTGCCATACCTTGTCAGAAATATCTGAATGTTCATTCTCAGGTATTACTTCCCAAAGATTGATTACTTTCATTGTTGACATTGTTTCATATCCTGCAATTTTGTAAAGATTTCGTGAATCTCATAGTCTTCAATCTTATCCTCACCAATATCTGATTGTGCATCATAATATGACTCCATAACGAGATCATATAATACACCAAATTCATTGTGAGTTAGATGTAATGTTCGCATTAGTTTTCGCAGTAGTTGTTTACAATTAGATCCTCAACTTCATCTAGTTGAGTATGACTTAGATGTGACACTAATTCATCAATAACGACTCGTAATTGGTCAGGGTAATCATCAATAACTTCCATAAGATTGTTACCAATTAGTTCCTGTCTTGTACGAATATTTTTGATAATTACCTTTGCATCTAATTCACTATTTGTTGCATTAGGATTTGCATGTATGAATAGTTTCATTAGTTCCTCACAAATACATTTCGTGCATTGGAATACTTTGCTTGCATTAGTTTGATGGCATGATGGATTGATACAGCAGTAATCTGTTCATCAATCCTATAACCCTCAACCAATGCTGAAACTGTAAAAGTTTTCATAGTTGAATTCTCTTGGATACTTATAGTATAGACGCTAGAGTTGCCTTTGAAACCTTGCTTGTGACAGTTTGTTCAGTGGTTGCAATCCTTTCCTTTGCCTTAGTATAATATTCCTTTGACTTCTCGCATCCTAGATACTCCCTACCAGTTCTAATGCTTGCAACGGCAGTTGATCCACTACCTACAAAACAATCCAATACAACGTCACCTACGTTAGTATATGCCTTGATTATACGCTCTAGTATCTCAACATTCTTAGTGGTAGGATGCCACCCTATAAACTCTTTACTGGTAGTATGATTATTCTTTTCCCATACACATGTAGGTATGGTTCCCTGAGTATGTGCTTTACCAGTTCTAAGATTTTTCTTGACTTTTCTCTCAATTCTAATATCATTAGCATTGAATAGAAACTTCTCACCCTTAGAATAGCACCATGCGTATTCATGCTTACGAGCAAAGTTATCTTTAGATCTACCACCCCAGTTATAAGACCAAATAATCTCATTCTGTGGAAATATACCTTTAGTTCTATTCAATGCAAGTTTATATAATAAGAATGATTCAGTCTTGAGAGTACCCCATACAACTAGCATACGCTCATCCTTGAGTACCCTAATGCACTCCTTAGTCCATTCTAAACACCATTTGATGTATTCTCTCTCATCCTCCCATCTATCCCATCCTTTACCACCATCAAATCCTATATTATATGGTGGATCAGTCAAGACTAGATCTACTGAGTTGTCAGGTATTCTTTTCAAATACTTGAGACAATCCATATTTGAAATTGTGTTGTGCTTCATGCTAATACCTCGTCAATAGATGTGAACCAGTCAGGAATATTTGTACCAATGGAGTCTAAGAAAAATGTTCCTGAGTTTACTTTCTTACCACCATGCTGATTATATAACCACTCACCCTTTTCATTTTGTACTTCTAAATTATTCTTTACATCATCCTTAGTTGCTCCATAGAATTCTATTCTATCAGGAAATATAGCAAGAAATACAACAACATCATAATCTTGTGCAGGTCTTAGTTGTTGCCACCTAAAATGGGTGTTAGTTCCTGACCATAACATAGACCCCTTGATTTCTACCTTCTTACCATTGATTTTTCTATCATGGTCAGAATTATCAGGTTTGGTTACATTATAACCTAACTGATTACAGTACTCTTGAACTATTGCTTCAAAAGCAGCACCTTTTTTCTTACTACTCATGTGCTTATATATTTGAAACACTGAATTCTTATAGTGACAGTTTTCAATCTCAGCAAGTGCTTTTGCATGTGTAGTAAATGTAGTAATAGCAGACTCAGATAACATTGAATTTCTTTGTTGTTATACTCATTATAGTCACTATTATATCATAATCAATGAAATTATACCAGTATAAAAATTGGCATAAGAAAACCTACCGTATAGGTAGGTTTCTTGCGAGATTATGCGAAGTTCAAAATATTCAGTTGTCTTTGTTGCAGTTAGATTATACTGCTTGTAGTTGACCTTCCTTTCTGTATGAAGCGATCAATCTACCTACACTCTCACCTTTTGCAAGAGCGTTTTCTAGTCCAGTGCGAACTAGGTTAGCATCTTTTGCTAAGAATCCGTACTCCTTATCAGCAGAAGTAAATGTCACACCAACTGCATTGTCAGTACCAAAAGATACAGCAGCGATAGAGGATGACTTAGGGAAACGCATAATCATAATAAAGTAATGGAACATGCCTAGTTTATAGTCATACGACATGACTTGAATTACACTATCAGAGAATTGAACTCTATCAACTGTTCGATCAAGACAGACTCACCAGAGTAGTGCATGAAGTAGCATGGTCAAGAGGTGCTTCACCTGATCCTAACCCATTTACTGAGTCTAATTACAGGTACTAACTCACGCTACAAATGTATGATAGTCGATTTAGTGTCAGTTTCAATAATGAATGTGACACTAAATCAACCGTCACAAGAAGAAATGGGAGTGGGGCATCAACATAGGTTTCACCTATATGCCCAAATTTACCTCATGGGAATCGCTTACACCTGAACCCCTACTAAACAACAAGTAACCATATAAGGAGTGTACGTGGCAGATGTCTGACCGAATAGGATTTCTCCGACAGTCTCAGGGATGCCAACGTATGCCATATCCAAAATGATTGAACCCTTGTTAGAGTTCGGGCATGAGAACCACATATCCCAGACGGACTTACACCATGAGTTTTTAGAACCTCACCCTAATGGAGTTTTGGTACTATGGATGCCAAATGCGAGGAGTCAGTGCATTACCCAACATCATATCTAAGATTTACAGGACTTACAACAATAAGAGCAAATCGTTGATGTACGCCTGATGTCCTAGTAGTTGTGAACCTCGCTCATGTACCTATTATAGTCGGTTGACTTTGGTTGTCAAGTAATGTCAGGACATCCTGATAATCTTCAGAATTGATCCCTATCATCATCTCATAATAGGTAGCATAATCAATACCTAACTTTCTGGCATATAATTCATGGTCTAAATGGTTGAATTCCTTGTCCATGATTAGTTTGGTATCGTTGAATACTAAGTCTATGTATTAGACTTAGTATTTACATCATCATCAAGTTTAGAGTATAGTTGCATGAATGATGTTTTAGTCTCATCATCAAATCGGTTGAGACACATTTCTAATGCTTTCATCTTATCACCAAATATTTGATATGCTCGCATAATGTGAACAAGTCTTCTAGTTGAGATAATTTCATCTATACCTCCATCATTGAAAGTTTTGCGAACAATATCCGCCCAGTCAGTTAGGTAAACAATGAATTTTTCATGGTCACCAGTCATAGGAATACCAATAGATTCACATAACTTTCTGAGTATCTTGTTCTCAGTAGCAGCAGTAGGATATTCTTGCTCAAATGTAATAGGGAATCGCTCTAAGAACGCTTCATTCAATACATTAGTGCCAATGAAACGTCCATCATCACTACCTTTACCTTTAGTGTTAGCAGTAGCAATGACATTGAACCCATTAGCAGGTTTGATGTACTCACCTATCTTCTTTAGGAAGATCCCTTTGCCCTCTAGAATCGGTTGTAAGCATAGTATTTTGTTAGATGCTAGATCAATCTCATCTAGTAATAAGATCGCTCCACGCTCCAATGCTTCAATGACTGCCCCATTATGCCAAACAGTCTGACCATTGACAAGTCTAAATCCACCTATCAAATCATCTTCATCAGTCTCAACAGTTATGTTGACTCTAATAAGTTCTCTGTTTAGTTGTGAACATGCTTGCTCTACTCCAAAAGTCTTACCATTACCTGACATACCAGTAATGAATGTAGGATAGAATTCTCTTGAAGCAATTACTTTCTTGAGTGAAGTAAAGTTGCCAAAAGGAATAAATGTATTATCCTTACTAGGTACTAAATTCTGTGACTCAGTTTGAGTCTTTTGAAGTTTAGTATTAGTTGGAGTTGGAGTTGCTTGATAGGTAGCAGTTGGAATCTCCTTCTCAGGATCTTGAATATTCCACTTACCCCTGCTAACCTTCCACTGGTTCAGGTACTTAGTAATAGTCTGATAAGATACATCAGGATTCTTAGCAACATACTCTTTGACCATATCAGCATTTAGTTCTGTACCAAATTGCGATTTGATAGAGTCAAGGTGTGGTTGAAAATTGATTGTTCTAGGCATAATCTTTTGCTGTATGTGTTTATTATAATCTGCACTATGGTGGGATGTAACCCACCTTGTGACAGTTTGTTGAGTGGTTTTCCTATGCTATTTGTTTTGCAAAGGATTGAAGGATGAATTTATTAGTCTTCTTACTCTTGAACATCTTCCTAAATGCCTGTGATACCTGACGTTTTGAAGATCCATCTTCTACATCCTCAAGTATATCTGAGTCAACATTTAGATCCTTTTGAGGAATAATGTAAAACTTGTTGAATGACTCCATAGTTAGATGTGCATCACCTTTTCTAATTGCTGCCCTATACTCATCATAATCATTGTATGAATGATAACCATAAGCATTATAGAAATGCTTCAACCCTCCACGCTCAAGTATTCTAAATCCAATGAATGAAACATTACTGTCTATTGAATCCTTTACTGCTTCAATTAGTTTCATAGTAAAGTCTCCTCTTGAATGTCCCATTGCAAAAGTCTTACCAGTTTTTCTATTTCTGATAATAGTATTGTAACCGATTGCTCTAGTTCCATACTTATCTAAGTTATAACCATAAACTTGATTAGTATCTGATCTATCAATATTGTATGATGAATGTTGTCCTTCTCCATCAGTCAATACAATTACATGGCACTTCTGTAAACCATTGTTTTTTATCATTGTATTTACTAATTGTCTACTGCAAACAATCGCTTCATTCAATGGTGTTCCTGATAGTGAGAATCCTCTAGGATATGGCATATTATAGTCAACAAATGATGAAACAGTATTCCATATATTGAGAAGTTGTTGATCTAGTTCTTTAGTCTTTGCTTTAGATGATAATACATTTACCATTCTAAAATGACCTTGAACATTGATGTCTCCCTCTTTCCATTCTTTGATAAGATCGGTATCTTTCATGTCTCTGTATGGTCTTACTCCACCAACATCTTCATTATTATTTTCTAGTTTTATTGACCATGCGTCATTACTAAAAGCATATACTTCAAATGGTATTTGTACTTTCTTACAGAACCATACTAATTGAAATAGTTGCTTTACTGTATCCTTTAGGATATGTTGCATTGAACCACTCCAGTCTAATAAGAATACTAAACCATGATTCTTGCCATCAGGTACAGTTGTAATCTTCTTGAATATATCTTCATTATACATGTAAGTATGTAATTTAGAAGTATCAAGTACACCAGTCCTAGCAGTTGCTTGTCTAGCATAAGAATCAGCAGATTTCTTCATCTCGAATTCTTTTACAAGATAGTTTACTTCTTTAGTAACACTTCTCTTGAATTCTTTATACTCATTACAAGAACTCGCATATCTTTCTTTAGACCATTCTTCTGTAATTGCTTCAGTAAAATGTCTATCAAGGTATCCTTTTATCTCATCAAAAGTAACAAGAACATTGTCCATATTCATTTCAGGTAATGTAACATATACATTCTCATTGTTATAATGCTTATCCTGTTCATTGCATAAATCTTCTACATTTCTATCAAATTGTTCTTGTGTATTTGATACATCTATGTTACCAAACTCACCTGCTTGAGTATTAGTTGGTTCACCAGACTCACCCTCTTCAATATCATTTTCTTCACCAAACTCTCCACCTTCAGTATCATTTTCTTCTGAATCTTCAGACTCTTCTTTACTATTATTAGGTGCAGGTCTATACTCTACTTGCTCACTATCTCCCTCGCTTGACTCATCATCAGAATTAGCGTTCATAGACTCCTTCATAGTCTCTTGCATTTCTTTAGTATAAGCATGTAGATCCTTAGATATATCTAAAACTTCATCAAATGTATCTGCCTTAGTCATTCTTGTTATAAACTCTTCCTCTTCATCAGTGAAGTTTATATCTACAAAGTTACCTATCTTGAAGTATAGATTGATCTTATCAATAGGTTTCATCCAGTCAATATTCTTACCTTCAACTTCAAATAGATCATTATTATGTAACTCAGAGTATGCTTCATGGAAATCTCTGTTTAGTCCTCTATATCTTTGCTTTATTTTTCTCTCAATGCGTGCATCCTCAACCACATTGACATAACCATGTGGAACATGCCTATAAGCATCTTCAGCAATCCATAGTCTATCAGGAGTATATAAGGCATGTCCTACCTCGTGAGCAACTAGCATGTCATATACTACCTCACTTGCCTTCTCCCACATAGGTAGAATCAATAGTCTTTTCTTTACATCAAATGATGCAGTTTCTACATTTTTATGCTCAATGATAATATCTTCAGTAGCAAGTAATCTTGCTAAATTTCCTTTGATTTCAATGTTGATTGGCATGTTTCTTTGTTCGTTGTCCTTATATTAGTTCTTTTATACTTGTTTTCAATATCCCTTGTGACACTTTCTAAACTGTCTGCATCTACCTTGCGAATTATCTCATAGTTGTCTAGTCTCATATCTAGTACAAGTTTTACGTCTTTTCTCGGTTCCTGACCTAATCTAACACATGCTGTAAAGTGTGTTCCACTTACAAAACAGACTTCCCCAGTGTCGTCACCTATTTGTAGGATGTCGCCTAGATGAACCTTTTTCATAGGATAGATAAACTTGATACCATTATACATGAGTTGCTACTCTTAGCAATACATGTTACCATATCTATACAAGATCAAATAAAATGTTCTTAGGTCAAACTATAACATGTGTAATACCTGCTAGGTTATCTTCTACAAGATTTCCTAGAAAGGCATTGGCAAAAATAAAAGGTAGGGAATTAGTGTTGAGATGTGCTGACATTGCAGCAAAATCAAAATACCTAGATAATATTATCATTGCCACCGAGGACAATGAAATAAAAGAATTATGTGAGAAGAACAACTATGATTCCATACTCACCAATAAGCATTATACATGCACACATAGAGTTTCAGAAGTATCTAAGACTCTCCAAAGTGATTTCATTATTAATTATCAGGGAGATGAACCATTACTAAAATATAAATGGATAGATGATATTATAAAATTTGGTGTTACTTATAGATATGATATGGTGCAAGCAATAAGAGATTTAGATGAAGAAGAAATAGAAGATAATGATGTAGTAAAATGTGTAATTAGTAATGGATTAGTTACACATAATATGAGAAGTGTAGAATTATGTAATAATAACGTCAAATCTATGATAGGTTTATATCTTTATAAAAAGAATGTTATAGATGATTTTTCACATTTAGATATGACATTTGTGAAACAATGGCAAGGTTTAGATACTCAAGGTTTCGTAGGAAAATATAACATAGTACCATATAATTTGAATTGTAGTAAATTTAGGGCAGTAGATCGTCCTGAACATATAAAAGAAATAGAAGAAATGTTACCATTTAGTAAGGAAATTATATGAATAGATTATACATAAAGTCACCAGAAATTGAGCGTGGGGCATGGATGTTGCACCAAGCAACTAAAGTTGCACTTATTGGTAATGGTGGAAACTTAGCAATATGTCAACATGCAGCGTCAGATATACAACGTCATACTGGTAAGTTTTGCTTTGCACCTGATTCAATTCATCTATCTGCACTGGGTGGAGATAATGACTGGAAAGCAGCGTTCATAAACTATGCAGGTCAATATGCTGACCTTGTTATTGGTATTGGATGTAGGACGAACTCACCTCTTATGGATGCTTTGAAGACGAACTCATGTTCAATGCCAACATTAGCAATAGTTCCAAAACCAGTCATACACGAACATTTAGAAACTATTGTAATACCTGTTGATACTTATCACGAATTTGAAGTAAATGCACTGTGGACAATCTATATGCTTATGGAGTATAATGGTGTGAAACTACCTAAGTTACCATGAAGGAGATTACACCTTTAGTAGAAAAGTTTGACGATATTACTGATCGTAGAACTGACATCTATTGTATTGATATAGATGGAACACTGACTGAACCACACGAAGGAACTCCATGGGAAGCAGTCCCCAGACCTAAACGAATAGAATATGTCAATGAGTTATATAATGAAGGTGCTACAATATATCTTATGACAGCAAGAGGATTTATACGAAGTACAGCAATGCATGGTGATGATATAACCGCAGCACAAAAAGAAGCAGACAATTATTGTAGATCACGAACTGAAGCACAACTCAAGAAATGGGGTGTGAAGTATCATGCTTTATTCTTTGGTAAACCTAGAGCAGCATTATATGTGGATGATCGTGGTGTGAGTGATGAGGAGTTTTTTCCTGAATCTTAGATAATAACCATTCATAAGTTTTATAATATTTTTCCTGATAAACGAATTTATTTTCTTTTATAAAATCTACACTAACTAAACTATCATACAATTCTTGTGGGGATTTGAGTGCATCAAGTCCTAGCATTTTTATTGTAAGGTAGTTTTTTATGTCTTGATCTATATCATTCCATCCTTCAGTCCAGTGTAGAAATTTCTTTTGATTCTCATTTAGGAAATCATATCCCCATATCAAATGAGATAGTATTCTACCCCTGTTACCAAATATCTCATCATCAGTCTTTGCACGATAGTTCTTTATACTGTCATACAGTACAATTTTCTTATCTAAGAACGAAGAATAATACAGATCCGTCCCTGGGTATGCCAGGTAAACGAATTCATGCTCTTGAAATAGTCTTGCTAGTATAACTTGTCTTGTTTCACGATGTGAAAGTTGTATTATCCTACTGGTGTCTGGTTTCTTCAACTTATCCCAACTACACCAGATCTGGTCATCACGCCATGGAAGTAGAAAAGTGATTGGTGCTGGTGCTGAATCTATTGCATCTTGTACTATCTTATAATGAGGTTCTCTTATAGTACCACAGTCATCATTTGGTAGGAAAAACAACGTACCTGCTCCTCCTGCTCGCCCGGGCTCTAGATCCCACAAGAAAGGTGCTGCACCATAATAAGTCTTCATATAACGAAAGTCTTGCTGTAACTTCTTATAATGGAACTCGCTCCAACAATATAATCTTCTTGTATTATAAACTTGTGGGTTACTATACACCCAGTCCTTCCTACCCATTGCCTCACGACAAACACCTGGTATCACCCCAAAAGAAAACGAGGTACTAGGGGAAAATCCCAAGTACCTCGAAAATGAGTGTTGCCACTTATCACTTTGAATTGTCATTATAAAAGTTTTATTACATCTATGTAGTTGCCACCTGTGGACTATGATAAACAGGATTAGATCCGTCTAAAGTTGGTTTAGTCCATGCTATCGGAACATCCGTTTCCTCAATAAGAACAGTATCAACCTCTGAGTCACTAATGACACCCTTTTCTAGTAGTAACTGAACTAATGCTTCCGTAGAAACCATAGTTGCTGACCCTAAAACAGGAGTCCAATAGTCTCCAGTTGTAGGAGTGATTTCATCAGCAATAGTGCCAAACTCTCCATTTGCTGCACGAGTATAAAGTTCTCGTGAATGTGCACAAACATCAGTTGGTGAACATGTATATTTCAACCAATCCTCATCCAGAGGAACAAAATCAACTTCTAAGTCGATCATGTTATGATTGTGATCCACCCAACGTGGATTCCTAGCTTGTGCTATTTCGTAAGTAGTTGCTGCCATGATTGAATACCTCCTAAGAATAACGCAACCATAAGGTTGAAGAATATGCAACGGTTGTGTTTACACTAACCGAGTTCACTGATACGTTGATTGTAGCAGTACCACCAACACTACCTGAAACATCTAGTCCAGATGTGCCTACGTTACCAGAAACGTTTAGACCCGAAGTTCCAACGTTACCACCAACGTTTAGTCCAGATGTACCTACGGATAAGTTACCTTTAGTTTGATACGCCTTTTGTCCTTTAACACCCATGTTTCCATTGGTGTTAGTGTTACCTTGAACTTCACCACCTTGTAGTCCTGCGTTACCCTGAACTTCACCACCCTGCAGTGATGCATTACCCTGAACTTGACCACCCTGTAGGTTTCCACTTATGTTACCAGAACCAGATGCAGATGCAGATGCGTTCTCTTGTGCATTTACTAATGCTGCCCCTGAGTCATAACCCATACACCTCCAACTACCCGAAGGAGTTGTCGAGTGTTTTCTACCAGTAGCATCAGAATATCTAAGTGTAGATCCTGAAGCAGTACTACCAGGGTTTACTGCTGAGTTGGAGTTCGCCTGTTGCATAAAAGCATAGGTTCCAACATCACCAACAGATGCGTTAGCATTAACCGAGGCATCCAAACTAATGGATGCCGTATTTATAGCACTTATTCGCTGATTCCCGTCAATCGTAATAACTGGAACCGCAGAAGAACTACCATAGTTTGTTGCGGAACTTACGTCAGTTGTATGATTGACGTTTGAACCATTTCCATATAAAGCCATTTGTGTACTTTATCTCCGTATTGGTATTTATGAAACTTCTTCTAGAACGAAACGATATGACTTACCGTTACGTCTATTAGTTAGGTATAGGTTATCTTCACCCTCTTCTATAAGGTAAGATCCCCAAGTGCCATCGACCTTGTTAGCACCTTTCGCCTCGTTACTTAGATCTAAGTCAGAACTGTAGACGTTTGCCCATCTTGTTCCACTTGCACCTAAGTTTCTTGTACCATTTGCATTAGGTACAATGTTTCCAGACATTGTTAAAGTTCCAGACATTGTGTCTGAAGTGTCTGATCTAACGAAACTGGAAGCATGTAAACTATCAACTGTATCAGCGTTAGTTGCTGAAGTTGCAGTAGTTGCGTTTCCAGATAAAGCACCACTAAAGGTACCTGCTGTCAATGTATTTGAACTTGGATTGTAACTGAATCCTGTATCAGATTCTAATCCTTGTGTGCCTGTAGCACCATCTACAAATACTGGGTAAACAGTTTCGTTGTTACTATTATTAGCACTTATAGTAGAACTAGACGCTAATGTAGCAGTAGCAGCGTTACCAGAACAAGCAGCAGATGTTCCTGAACTTGTTATGTAACCAGCACCGTTAGTAATAGCGTTGTTATTCAACGATATGTTTGATGAACCATCAAAAGCAACTCCAGCGATAGTTTTTGTCGCTGCAAGTTTTGTTGCAGTAGCAGCGTTACCAGTACAAGATCCAGATGAACCAGATGTGTTACCAGTTACGTTACCTGTTAGGTTACCAACAAATGCTCCAGATGATAGTGTGATACCTGCAGCAGCGAATGTTGCAAGTGTTGACCCATCAATTGCTGCTACAATACTACCAGTACCACTGTCAGAGACAGTCATACTTGAGTTGCCCTGCGAAATAGCAGTGCTATCAATAGAACTTGTAGAAGTAGATGTTATTCTACCTTTAGCATCAATAGTAAGGATAGGAATCGCTGAACTAGATCCAACTGTACCTGCAGATACTCCTGAGTTTGCAAGAGTAATTGCACCACTATCACTAGCAGTAGCATCACCAGATGCAGAAGACCAAATAAACTTCTTAACTCTGGTCATGTCGGAACGTCTATTGGTTCCACCACCACCATCATCAATAATAATTTCGTCAGCGTTGACAATATCAGCACCAATGTCAGTACCACCGTCAATATTCAATGCAGAGATTGAAACCTTATTGGCAGTTGAGAGTGTTGATAACTTACTGTCGGCAATAGAACCTGCAAGTTGTGCGTTGGTTATAGTACCACTTAGACTACTTGTAGGATAATTGGTAGCATCACTCAAGTCAAATGCTGGAGTAGCATCAGATCCACCTAGTGATAATGTTATACCACCATAAGCTACTGAACTGTTTGATAACTTACTGTTAGCAATAGAACCTGCTAACTTAGCGTTGGTAATAGAACCTGCAAGTTGAGCGTTGGTTATAGTACCACTCAAACTTGAAGTAGGATAGTTAGTAGCATCACTCAAGTCAAATGCTGGAGTGCCGTCAGATCCACCTAATGATAGTGATACACCACCATAAGATACTGTACTATTTGCTAAGTAACCATTTGCGATTGCAGTTCCCTGCCAAACACCAGTAGCAATAGTACCTACACTTGTTAGTGAAGATGCTACAACAGATGAACCTAGTGTGGTTGCACTTAGAACTGATGTGTTATTGACCTTCAATACCTTACCTGATGCAAGGTTTATATTTTCTGAGGATCCCCAGTTATCGCCTGTTGCTTCAAAGTTCCATGTTTTGTCTCCGTCTCCTGAGTCAACGGTTAAACCACCTCCATCGGCAGCTGCGTCATCTGCAGCTCCAGTAGCAACTTGGAAGTTTTTATCATCTATTGCAACTGTGGTACTATTAATAGTAGTTGTAGTACCATTGACTGTCAAGTTACCTGAGACTGTTAGGTTATCATCAACAGTTGTCGTACCACCTGCTGAGTCAATTACCAAGTTACCTGATGCAGTATCAATCTCGTTGTCGTTACTTACACCTATTTGAACATTGTCTATACTTGCTCCACCGTTAGCATCAAGAGCACCAGTTATAGTAACACCTGCTGAGAAAGCAGCAGCCTCTGCAACTGTCAACCCGTCAAGAGTTGTTGCTCCGTCTACATCTAATGTTGATGAAAATGCAGCACCTTCTGCAACTGTTAGACCGTCAAGTGTGGTAGCACCATCTACATCTAAGTTACCAGTTATAGTAGCGTTTGAACTAGCAGCGACTGTTGTAAATGAACCTGCAGCTGCGGTTGATCCACCAATAACAGCAGCATCAATAGTACCACCGTTTATGTCAGCAGTATCAGCAACCAATGAGTCTATATTTGCTGTACCATCAAGGTATAGGTCTTTCCACTCTAATGAAGATGTACCTAAGTCTCTTGCATTATCAGTAGAAGGAACTAGATCACTATCGAATCTACCTGTAGCAGTGATAGTATCAGATGTAGAGTCACCTAAGTCTACGTTACCATTAGCTACTGTACTACCAGTAACAGTAAGATTTCCTGAAACTGTAGCAGTATCATTTATTGCTACTGTGCCTCCAGTAGAATCAAGTGTTAGGGTACCTGAAGAAGTTGATACTGTGTTACCATTTACTGTAACATTATCAACTACCGCACTTCCTACGACAGTTAGAGTTCCAGCAACATCAGTTGTGTCTAGTGTTGTATCTCCGTCTACGTCTAAGTTACCAGTTATAGTAGCGTTTGAACTAGCAGCAACTGTTGTGAATGAACCTGCAGCTGCAGTTGATCCACCAATGACTACATTGTCTGCTGTACCACCGTTTATGTCTGCTGTGTCTGCTACAAGTGAATCAATGTTAGCAGTTCCATCTATATAAAGGTCTTGCCACTCTAATGTAGATGAACCTAAATCGCTAGTACCATCTGCAATAGGAAGTAAATCACTATCGAATCTACCTGTTACAGTAACACTATCAGTTGTAGCATTACCTAAGTTGACATCTCCATTTGCATCGAGTTGTCCAGCTAAGGTTGTTGTACCTGTAACTCCAAGTGTAGTTGAGAATGTAGCACCTTCTGCAACTGTTAGTCCATCAAGTGTGGTTGCACCGTCAACATCAAATGTTCCTGTAACAGCAGCATCACCACCAACACTTAGATCACCAATTATCCCTGCGTTTGCATCAACGTCTAAAGTATCAATATGAGCAGTGCCATCTAAGTATAAGTCTTTCCACTCTAATGAAGATGTACCTAAGTCTCTTGCATTATCAGTAGAAGGAACTAGATCACTATCAAAACGACCTGTAGCAGTGATAGTATCACTGGTTGCATCACCTAAATCTACGTTACCACTAGCGGATAAAGTAGTAAAAGCACCAGAGGATGCTGAAGCAGCTCCAACAGTAGCACCATCAACAGATCCACCGTTGATGTCTGCTGTGTCTGCTACTAATGAATCAATGTTTGCAGTGCCGTCAAGGTATAAATCTTTGAATTCTAGACCTGATGCACCTAAGTCTCTTGCATTATCCGTGCTAGGAACTATGTCGCTATCAAATCTACCTGTTGCAGTAATCGTATCAGACGTTGCATCGCCTAAATCTACGTCACCACTTGCAGTCAGTGTTGTAAATGCTCCAGAGGATGCTGAGTTAGCACCTACAGTTGCACCGTCAACGGTACCACCATTGATATCAGCAGTATCAGCAACTAGTGCGTCAATGTTTGCTGTGCCATCAATGTATAAGTTTCTCCATTCTTTTGTCGATGATCCTAAGTCAAATGTACCATCGTCATCAGGTACGATGTGTGAGTCTACCTCACCACCGAATACCACATTATCAGTATTTGCATCACCAAGTGTAAGGGTTCCACCATTGAAGGTTGTTGTGCCAGTAACTGTAAGGTTACCACCTACGCCTATGTTACCATCCACAGTGAGGTTATCCTCCATGTGAACCGCAGCCAAGAACGTAGACATACCAACGTGTGAACTGAATCCAGCTATACGTTGTTGTACGCCACCCGCCTTCGCAAGTTCTCTTGCTCTAGACATAATGGAATTTCTTGTTAGTCTTTTACCCTATTATTTAGACTTCTGTCAGATTTATTTTGTACTTCTTACCTGTTAGATTGTTTATCATAAAGATATTCTCATCTCCTTCCTGTAATGTCCAGTCTCCCCATGTACCATCTACATCATTTACCTTACCTTTATTACTTAATTGTAAGTCCATAGAATATACATTTGCATACCTATTTGCATCTGATCCTATATCATAAGTATTATGTGCTGCAGGTAATATATTACCTGCAGTTAAACTACCAACAGTAATGTTTGGAGTTCCATTCAATCCTGTAGCAGTTCCATTCAGTGAACCATTAAAATTCGTTGCAGATACTGTATTTGAATTAGGATTATATGTAAATGTATTATCAGATCTCATGTTCTCTTGACCAGAGACTGAATCTGCAAACATTACATAATGAGTAGCATTTGTTGTATTAGTTGCTGTAACTTCAACCGTTGCAGCACTAACGTGAGTCAAATTTGAACCATTTATATTAGGTAATGTACCAGTTAGTTGAGAAGCATCCATGCTTCCACTAAAACTAGATGCAGTTATAATACCACTTGCATTAACTGTTGATGATATAAGTTGAGATATACTAGAAACACCGATACTATTGATATGTCCCGTTACTTTACCAGTATGGTCACCAGCAGAATTTCCTGTGAGATTTCCTGTAACATTACCAATCACAGCACCTGTAAGTCCACCAACAAATCCACCTACAGATGTTGTAACACCTGAAACTAATACTTGTGCAAAGTTATTAGAACCTGTTGATACTACATCTCCACTTATATTACCAGTTACACTACCTGTAAGTGGACCTACAAAACTTGCTGATGTAGTAACACCTGTAGTATTTACGTTTGTATTCTGTAAATATTTTACTGTTGATATACCACCAGAATTAACATTTCCCATGAAGGAATTGCTATTTGATATAAACCCTAAAGCAGTACCAAATCCTGTGTAATTAAAAGTAGTACCTTTTAGTTGTGCTGCAGTACTAACTCCAGCAGCATTTATATTTCCTACAAAACTACCAGTTGCTGTTACTAACCCTGCCTGTACATTACCAGTATGCTCTCCAGCAGAATTTCCTGTAAGATTTCCTGTAACATTACCAGTTACATTACCTGTTAGGTTACCTGTTACATTACCAACGAATCCACCTGTAGCAGTTATAATACCAGTAGCATTTAGATCTGTTGAACCAACCTGTGTCAGTGTTGATATACCACTTACATTCAGTCTAGGAAAATTACCAGTTACATCAAGTTTTGCCCTATTTGCTTGAGGACTACTTACAGATAAACCAATACCTGCTTGTAGTTGTGATACACCAGTTACAGAAAGATATGATCTATCATCATATGCATCAATACTAAAATCAGTTAGTGTTCCAATAGATGCAATACCTGTTGTGCCACTAGGTGCAAATATTGTAAGACCAGTACCAACTCTTATTGTAGATATACCTGAAACTTGTACAAACCCTGATCCATTTTGTCCATCTAGATCATTTCTTACTACTGTTAATGTTGCTAAACCTACCTGCACACCACCTTGAGTGATATGAGTCTGAATTGCTACAATACCATCACCAACAACATCAATTATTGTTATCGAACCTGCTAATCCAACTGGTTGTATTCCTTCATCCCTTACTGTTATACCACTTACCGTTCCAGATGGAGATCCAGAAGGTTCTCCCCAACGACGAGCTCCGTTAGCATCACCATATAGAACGTAATCATTCTGTGGTGATAAACCTAAGTTGGGTTCGACTTCGCTCAATCCTATAAAAACAGGATCACCGCCAACTATTTGATTTCGTGATGTAGATAACCCGGAGTAACTTGTGACTCCGACCTTACCAGATAACAGTTTTGCCATTTACTTAGCGTTTTCTAATATACTGATAATAATTTTCTGGGTTCCATCTTTATCTTCACTCTTGACTTTGAGAATATCTCCAGTCTCAAGAACTAGTCTACCTTCAATGAAGTTCATAGAATCTTGATTAGGGATTTGACCCTTCTCAATAATTGGTGTATCCACAGAACTTCTACTATGATAAGCACTGAACTGTGTTACCGAACTTCCTGTTCCTACGTTCGCAACATTACCAAATACAATTAGTGATGCCACACCTGGTGGGCAAGTGTATATACCAACCGAGGAGGTAGTAAGAGTATGAGTGATCGTACGAAATTTATTTAATGGGATCGCAGCCATTTTATGCTTGTCCTCCTAGTGCGATGATTAGTGGTGTTAGGGTTGCTTGGATACTCTTATTGAAGGCATCACCTGCAATAGTTCCAGTCTGTTGGTTGATTGTAAAGTCATCACCAATTAAGAAGTTACCTCTTTCATCAGTAGATGTATGAACGACTTTACCGCCATTAATGGATATCACCTGATTTTCAGGGATAGTTACTCCACCTTGTGACGGTCTTGCGTTTGCAATAGTAACTCCAGTTCCAATGTACTCAAATGAGTGTGAAGATGCAAGAATTAATGATTGTCTTGCTACTGGAACAGTTGATCCAACACCTATATTTGCAGGAATAGTTTGATCAACCGTAACAGTTGATATACCACCTGAAGGGGTTGTTGCACTATTTATAGTGTAATAGGTAGGAGCTAGTGATGCAGTTGCAGTTGCTGTAATACCTGAAGTAGGAGGTGCTATAGTAACATTGATAGTATCACTTGGTCTATACTGTCTACCATTTGCAAATAAGTTAACAGCAGTGATAGATCCAAATCCAGAAACTACTGCTACACCATCTGCAGCAATACCACCTGGACCTGAAGGATCTGAAATATCAACAGTTGGTGGATTTGCACTCGTATAACCAGATCCAGGATTGGTTACTGTAACTGAGTTAACATCTTGGAATAATTCACCCACATATATTGCTTGTCCTGAATAAGGTCTGTTATTGCCCAGTCCAGATAAAACAAATGTATTATCTTCTTCTACTGCTGCAGTAGCAAGACTTGCTGTATAAGTTACAGTACCAATACCCTGTGCTACTAAACCTTTATTACCGAATGAACTATTAGAGTTAGTTAGGTCACACTGCCCACCAGATCCACAATAGATACCAACATCAGGACATATTGTAAAGATGGAAACTAACTGACCATAAGCATTATCTGTGATTGATACACCAATACCATTTTCATTATATTGTGTGTATGAGTCACAAACCATAGATTTTAGATTTCTAGCACGATCACCATCAATCTTCAAACCAATAGAATCAGGAACAAAGTTAGTACAGTTTCTTACATAAGGTGACTGTGTTATAAATCCAACATACTCAGATCCAATACCTGCTACACCAAAGTTAGCAGTAAATGATGTTGAAGTTGTTGATGCAATAGATATGAGTTGCCCTACTTGAGGATCAGTACCTGCCCTTGGATAATATTTTCTAGAATTAAAGTTATCGGTAGAACATTCTAGTGCAACAGTACCTGTCGCAATTCCCACCAAAGTTGCACCAGCAGTCAAACCATGATCTTCACTAGTTGTTACTGTAGCAACACCACTCTTACTACTATAATCAAATCCGTATACAGGAAGAGTATCATTATGCCAATTTCCAACACGTACTGCGTCTGCTCCCTTGACCTTGCCGACATTTACAGTAATTGTATCACCAACAGCAGCAGTAATAGTAAGTGCTACTCCAGATGCAGGGTCACTTGCTCTTGGATATGAATGATTCGTTTGATGACCATCCTGATCACAAGTAAAGGTAACTCCACCATTTGCAATAGTAACCTTATTACTTGTTGTAAGACTATGAGATCCAATATCCATTGTTAGATCTCCACTTATAGGACTATAAGTAGTACCAGCACCAGCTGTAAAGTTCCCACTTGCACCTGCACTTGCTGTAAGAGCATTAGCAACACCACTTACAAATATATGAGTACCAGTATCCTTGACAAATTTATGTATTGTTTCTCTTGGTGGATGGAATGCAACCATCGCACCTGTATTTGCTGCTCCGACAAATGAACAGTTTTGTATTAAGTTTCCGTTATCAACATGGAATAAATCTGCTCCAGTATTTGTAGGTATAATTTTACTATTTCTTAGATCATCACCATCAACTGTGACATTCTGTGGTAAAGATATTGGATTATTTTCAGGGTATATACCACCTGCTACTCTTATAACATCACCATTCGTTGCTATTGCTGCAGCAGCTTTTACTGATCTCTTTGATGTACTTTGTCTTCTACCATCATTACTATCATCTCCATCCTCTGAAACATATATTACATTGAGTGTACTAGCACCTGCACCAACCCATGATAATTGATCACCGTCAGTTGCACCTAGTACAGAACCTATTCCAGCAGCACTACCTTGAGCATCTAAGAATGTTCCACCTATCTGAACATAACCATTCTGTCCTTGAGGTTGTACTTGTAAAAGATATTCAGGTTGAGTACTACCAATACCAACTCGCTGGTTAGTAGGATCATATACAAAGTTAGCAGCACCACCAAATTTTAGATTTGCTTTTTTATATTGTACAGAATTTACTTTATCAGCAGCATTAGACTCAATTTCCGATAGATCAGACCATGATACTGCAGTTCCTACAGATATAAGTGCTTGACCACTTGTACCTGCACTATCTTGAACATCACGTAACTTACCAGTCAGACGCATGTCTGACCTTATATCAACATCATATGCAGGTTGTGTACTTCCCACACCAACCTGACCTGCTGCAACTATACCGTCAAAATTAGCAGTTGTTGCTACATCTAAACCATACTTCGGATTGGTTTTACCAACACCCGTTCGATTATTATCGGCATCAACAATCAGAGCGTCTGTTCCTACCTCCAGACCCTTCTCGATACCGAACTTTTTATTTACTGATGCCATCTAATGAGTACTCTCCGTATGTGTATTTATCAAGAAGTACGCATGATATATGCCAAAGCAAAATATGGTGGTAAGTTTTTGTTAGTTCCAGCAACACCTTCCTGATCAACAGTTGTAGCAACAGTAATTCCAGTACTATTACTGCTAGATGTCATCGTCTGTGTATTGGATAGATTAGATCTATCATTCAAGGTGTTACCATCACCAGTATCATCATTATTAGAACCAAATGTGTGTGAGTGTTGAGGATCATTTACAGCTGATGTTGCATCGTGATCGTGAGCAACAACTACAGCATCTTTACTACCACCAATGTGTTTACCTGTACCTTCAATAGTTGTCTCCCACCTACTATCACCAGTATCATAATCATTTGCAGCGATAACAAACTGATTTCTTAGGTTAGGTGTTCCAGAAGTACCATCACATAACGCCCAGTTTGTTGGAACTGCAGTCTTTGCACCAGACCACATAATAATACCACCAATAGGAACTACACCTTTACCAATAAATTTATCTGCAGTTACATCACCTGTAACAGTAGTATCTCCACCAACAGTTAGATCATCCGTGATATTTGCATCATCTGTAGATGTTAGTTGCTCTGCAGTTATAGTACCTGCAGTTATAGTACCTGTAAATGTTGATATACCAGTTACTTCTAGTCTATCTACAGAATAATGTTCACTATCACCTGCCTTAGAAATAGGACCGAAACGTTTCCATGTCTGATTGGTCTTTACCCATCCTATGTAACCACCTTCATCAAAAGAAGTTCTGAATAGGATACTATCTGTACTACTGGTAGGTGTAGTATTGCCACCATGTATTCCAACAAATACACTCTGACCAATATTACCTGAACGATTACCTCTAAGAAGTAAATCTACAACCTCAGTATCACCATTTGACTGGAATGCAGTATCTGCAATTAGATTATCAAATGTAGCATCAGCAGGGAGAACTGTATCACCAACTTCTCCACCTGATCTACCACCAACTCCACCTACTAACTTAAGTTTATTAGTTGCTGAATCAACCTTTACATTACCAATATAGAAGTCACCCTGATCATTCATACCAGTGTAGACTATAAATCCACCTCTAGTTTGTAATGATTGAGCAGTTAATTCTTCTTTATCAGATCTTACTCTATCCTGTACCTGTGGCATTGCGGTAGAATAATTTCCTGGTCCAAAACCAACATACTCAAATGTATGTCCAGATGCCCTCAATACAGAATATCTTCTGTTTTCTACTGGTAATACTTTTATCTTTCTTACCGATACCTCTTTATCATGTGCTACTGCATTAGTTCCTAATACACCACGTAAAACCGTTGTTATCTGTGTATTTGAAACCATTACAATTTCATCTTCAATTTGTAGGAAATCTCCTCTTCTCAGATTACCTTTTCCTGCTAATGTAATACCTGATGCAGTAGATGCTAGATCAGCATTTAACTTAGTAGTAAAACCACCGTATAATGGTATACCTCTACCATGTCCTCTTACTGATATACCTGTCCCGTATGCAGTTGCAATACCAGTGAATGCAGGAGCATTTGATGATATACCAAGATTGACTGATAAAGAAGTACCATAACCTAGTCTATCTGTAATAAAGTGAGTTCCATTATAAACTGAAGAGAAATCAGTACAACCAGTAATGGTAATCTGGTCTCCTCTTCGTAAACCAATATCACCATTCAAACGAACAGTCGCAATTCCACTTATAGCATCATGTGATATAGCTGCTATTCCAGTACTAACACCCACATGATATACCTGTCCACCAGAACCAACGCCATCAGCAGATCCATTGACTTTGAATGTATCTTTATCTGTAACTTCTTTTATTCTATAAAGACCATCATAAGAATCACTAGAAACACCAACAATCTCGACAACATCACCAACATTGTTCAAGATTTCAGAAATACCAACAGTACAATCTGTTCCTGGAGTATGGAATGGTACACCTCTTACAGTAAGAGTATCATCCATACTATAACCCGATCCAGGATTAGCCAATTCAATACTACTAATGGTAGAAGCAGCAGAGACTGTAACGTCTGCCGTTGCTCCTTCACCAGTTCCACCTTCTAATCTTATGTTATAATAGAACTCAGCAGATCCACTGTTAGTACCATACTGAGCACCACCAGTAATACTTTGTATTCCAACAATACCATTGAACCCATGATCAACTTCTGTATTGAAAGTAAGAGTTCCACTTGCTGTAGCAGAACTAGTAATAGTCTTTACAACACCAAACTCTTTTAGGAAAGAATGTATACCTTCCTTGGTTATACTTCTTGTTGGATCATTGGTTTCAACATTACCAATCTCATCTCTTACAGCATAACTTACTGCTGCTTTAGGATCATCAACCCTATTATTCACATCATCTGATGGAATTATATCAATTATGTCCTGTCCAAAGTAGTTACTTGCAGTTGAGAAAGGAGTTACATTAGGTTGAGAAATATATCCACGTAATGTTAGATTATATTCTCCATCCTGAACACCTTGCTTATACTCCTGAATAGTATCAGCAGTATTGATCTGATAACTTACACTGAAGTCCTTTCTATTAAAGTATGGAGTGAATGTACGTCCAGATCCTACAATAGTTCTATCATGGAAGGTATATGGAATACCAGAAGTAATTGTAGTAATTCCACCTGGATTAGTATTCAGTCCAACGTTGAATGAAGTAGCATTGTTTACACCTGTTACTTCAAATATACCATTATAACCACTGTTATCAGTACCAGATGTATTGTTAACACTCCTTAGTCTCTTGATTTCAACTATATGTCCTTGCTTCAATCCATGAGGATGTTCTGCTGTAATGATACCAACATTACTTGCCCATGAAGCATTAATAATCGCACTCTTAGATCTTAGATTTGATTCTGATGTCAGAGTAAGATTATCATTTTGATAATTTGTATCATCAGGAACTGATGAGGTTTCTTCAATACTGAAACCTGCTATAGGACTTCCAGCTAAACTAGATGTCTGTGGAATAACATACTTTACACTATATTTCTTGTCACTATTCGGTCTTCTGTCAAGAGTTCTTTGAACACTAGCAGTTCTAGTTTTTGGTGTGATAGAAGTTTGTTGTGACTTTATAGCAGCACGTAAACTATTACCAACACCTACGTTTATATACCAACCTGAAGTATCATGTTGAACTGGATGTCCAGGATCACCTGGTTCCTTGTCAGTTACATTTGAAACTACCCTAAGAAGACCACCCTTATTATTGATACCCGTGATCTCGTTTCCTGCAACGGCATTGTTGAACGTAGATGCTAACTGAATCTGATCTGCATTCAATGATGCTGTTATAGCATAATAAGTTCTATTATAATCTATACCATCAGGTAAAGATCCATCTTCAGAATAAACACGTACCGTTTCTCCTGCGTTGAATTTATGATCTGATTGTAATGTTATAGTACTACTGGTAATACTATTGATACCACTAACCCTTCCTACAAACAGTTCCTTCTTACCTGATACCCGTTCATCAGGATCAGTTTGTGGTACAGGCATAAGAATGTCAGCACCATAGACTGTATTTCCTATACTTACTTGTAATTTATCTCCTACCTTTGCACCTATAGTAAACCCATTGGAGACTACATTTGGTTTATTATCCTTTTGCTGATAATTGTAGATATAAAGCTTAGTATCAGTACTCAAACCTGCTGTTATATCAACATCAAGTGGTAAGAATGATACTCTAGTCTCCTTTGCAAAATTCTTTTGAGGTGGATCTATTTCAACAATATATCCTTTATCATCTTTCAAAAATGCATCGGATCTAAACTTATCTGCCTCAAGTGCCTTGGCACCAAAGTTAGAGTTAGAGTTGGTGATTGACATATCACCACCATGCACAGCAACAAAATGCTGTGCATATCCAATAGCAAAAGTAGAAACTGCCTGAATAATACCTTTATTTCCTACTTTTATATGATAATTACTCCAGTCAGGTTTATGTTTTGATAAACTATCAGTATGAAGTGATACACCTGAACCTAGTGCTGCCTGATCTTGCCATGCTCCAGTAGTAGTATTATACTTTACATATGCATTATCATCTTTATTCAGTGCAACACCAGTAAACTGTGCCACAACCATTGATTTGAAACCAGTTGCTTTAGCACCATCAGCGTTTAGACCGCATAATCCATATACAGATCTAATAGAACAATTATAAATGTATGGTGAAGATGAAGATACAGTATCACTTTCTACCTTTGCTACTGGATTCAATCCAGATAGACTTGGTGTAGCAGTTGAAGTTGGTGTAACAGGAACAGAATATGTGAATGATGTTTCACTTAGAACCTGTGATACAACATAAGTTCCATCATAATTACTATCATTTACACCATTGATTAGAACAGGAGTTCCAACATCAAATCCATGATCTGTTGATGTTATTACAGTAACAATCGGTGTTGCAACTGAGTCTGTTGGATTAGATCCAGAATAGATATCACTTACTGCAATATCTCCAACTTGTGATATAGCACCTACAATCCTAGATTCATCAATAACCTTTTCAAAATCTTTATTGGTTGGATAAACAGGTAATGCTCTACCACTATTAGTACCATATGCAAGCGTAAGCTTAGCATAGTACATATCAAGATCAGTATTACCCTTACCAGTGATTGTGTTTACACCATCAGCATACTCAAAACAAGTTACCTTATGATGAGAATAATTTGGTGCATAAACATTTGAAGTATAATCCTTGAATACTCTATCATTTGACTCAGCATCAAAGAAACTAAACCCATAGAAGAAACATCCACCAGTTACCCTGAATATTGCTGTGGATGCAATTGAATCATTGGATGGATTAGGAACATATTTTGGTCTTATCTTAGTCTTTCTTAGATCTTGCCCTACAACTGATGTACCACGAGGAACTACTACACCACCACTTGCACTATTAAACTTATATAATACGTTATTAGGATCTTGAATATCAAAATTTGAACCAATAGAAAATTGGTCAATCGTTGCTGCAGTATTATTTACATCGGTAATGGTGCCAGATGTGTTGATTTGCAGTCCAGGTCTATTATCAATATAATGAGTACCTGGTGAAATAAGTATAGTTGTCTTATCAAACTTATCATTACTTCCACCTACCTGATATGAAAACCTAGCAGACTCTAATAACGCCCTTTGAATAGTTTTAAAAGGTCGAGCACGGGAATTCCCGCTATTGCTTATATCATCTGTTGCATCAAGTTCCTCTGGATTAACGTAAATTACGTTTCCAGTGACATTCTTGAGAAAATTTTCGAGTCTGCTTAACGGCATAACCTATAAATACTGACACCATCTCTTCATCTTATTTATACTATGGCAAGTGGTCCAGAAACAGAAAAACTAATAGTAACCTTTGAATCTAAGATAGATCAATCGAGAAAAGATAAGAAAGGTATCGAAGATGCTGAAAAAGGCTCCGACATAAAAGATGGAGAAGGAAATCTCCTGGCAAAAATAGAAAATCTAACTGAGGTTATTAATAGATTCAGTCCTGCGACCCAAGGAATAGATGAACGTATTCTATCTATAAACGCACAGATCAATAGCAACCAGACAGATTTATTCAATTTATATACTGGTGCTACTCAAGCAGGTTGTACTACACATACAATTCCAATGTATGATGCCTTGAGAGATGATGTAAGAGGATACACTTACGAATTTGCTAGTCCGACATATAATGGGACAACTCCATTTGATGAAAGTAATACTCTAATAACATCAGCAAATCTAGGTTTTGGAACTTATACTGGTATAACACAAGTAAGTCTTGGAACTTTCTTTGGATATGATTCAACAGAATCTGGTTGTGCTGGTTTTGCTGCAAGTATAACTACTGCTGAAAATAACGTATCATCCCTCAGAACACAAAGGGATGCCATAAGGACATCCCAAAACGGACTAAAAGAATCTAGAATGGAATATCAAGTTCAAAGATATGGATTTTCTAGAAGTAAAAAGGAACTAGATGATTCAATAGTAGTAGATAATGGTATAATAGATTTATTACAAAACCCAGAACTAACCCAATACTTCAAGGAATAATTATCTCCTTCCCTTGAATCTATTTTTCTTAGGTTTAGATGGATTTTTCCAATTGAATGAAGTTTTTGATGCTTTGCATCTCTTTATATGAGATCCAAACTCAATCCTATTATTCAATTCATGTCCACACATAGGACATCGGATTTTTCTATCATTTCTTCGACTTGACATTAGACTTCATCACTGCTCTTTTGCCTTCATGGCCATGAGCAATTCCTAATTCATGCATTTTAGAGTGTTCATCAATCTCATCTCTGAGTCCTTCTTTACCTGAACCAAAAGTCATGTATATACCATAACCTAAAAGTCCTATAACAATAACTGCTATAAAAATTGGAATGGCAAGACCTGGTTCAATTAATGGTTGCTTTTCCCATGTGCCTGGTAAATGATACACGGATGGACTGGATAAAAAAATCATACGTAAACAATATCGGTTGCAGTTTGATCCTGAGCTTCTCTGACTACATCTAATACAGACATAAACTGATCAGTAGTATCACAGGTAACAGTTTTTTCTGTACCAAGAGATCCATGCATTGAGAATGAACGCTTAGTCACATCCACTTCAACAAGTTCAACAAATTCTTCGGGCATTGGATTTTTACTGATGTCCTCTATCATAGCATGTGTAAGTTATATGGTCAACCTACTTCCTTTTCGGTCTTACAATATTTTTCAACGTGGTTGGTTTCTTTGGTTCTTCAACCTTTATTGGTTCTGCAATAACAGTATAATATGCATTGAGTGAACCTCCACCACCATTTCTTATAATAACTTTAGTCCCCCACTGTATTTCTTTTACAAATAATTCTTGTGCTGTTCCAATTGGAGTAAGTTGTACTACAATTGATTCTGGAATAATTTTACCTTGCCATTCCTCTGGCAATTCAATTATTCCGTCTGTGTGGACTGTTCCAGATTTTGTAAACATTGCTCTAGATGATCAATTCGCTTGTTTTGTTCTTTAATAGCTTCAACTAAAAGTCCTACTAGGTTTTCATATTGAATTCCCTTTACAGGAAGACTCTCACCTTTACTATCAATCGTAGTATTTATCACCACTTCTGGAACTACTTTTTCAGTATCTTGTGCAATCAAACCCATCTTAGTTCCTGGAGCATTTTTACCAAGAGCAAAATGATCCCATTCAAAAGTAACACCTTTCAGTGCTAGAACTTTGGCAAGAGGTGATAATATAGGTTGTATATTCTTCTTTAATTTTCTATCTGAATGAGCGTGCAGGAAAGCTAGTGGTGTGCCATTATATGTCCAGAATCCTCTTAGTGTTCCAGGACTAGCAGTCAATGTCATTGCTAGTGCTGCACAGAATTTATTAGGTTCTGCTGAAGTTTCTCCACCTACTGCTGTCTGTCTTCCTATTCTATTATGAAACCCAAGCATATTCTTGAGTCCTATACCATTATGAATTCCAATATTATTGGTAACACCAATCATATTACTCAGACCAAACGCATTCAAATATCCCATCAGGTGTGTACCACCTGTTACTTCAAGGGTTAGACCTGGAACTGCTGATACGAACGGTGGGATTCCTGGTCCCATTTGAACGACTGCTCTTGCAAATCCTAATTGAGGTGTTGCACCAAAAAATGCAGGACCAACACATGCTAGTGTTCCATTGAAAGGAAGTAACTTGTTCAGCGTTAACGCTGACATATCAAGTTTTAATGGTATAGTTGGACCAATATAAACTTTCTGTGCTGATACTTCTGGCGATTCCATTTATGCCCCCAAAGCAAATTGTTCTATCAAACTATCTACAACATCATTTATACTTGTTGGTATAAGTTTGGTTTTCTTTTCATAGACGTAAACTGGATTTCCAACTATAAGATGCCACCCTGCGGCTCGTGAGAATATATTTTGTCCTGCATCTAATGCATAATTGGTTGCTATAATTTTAACATTTCTATCAGCATCTATCCTTGTATCCTTTCTAGAATTTATAATTACATCCTCTGCAGCATCTAGGGTTATATTACCTGTCACGGTTTTCATCTTTATATTATTCATAGCAGTTATATTAACATCTCCCTCAGAATATATGGTAAGTGGTGATTTACCTTTATTCACTAACGAAGAACCATCTGCATTCTTTTGATCTACTCCTCTAAGTTCCCAACCACCATCTTTGAAAATCCTCAAACTTGCACCAGATCCAGCAGCTAACTGAACCTGATCTGGACGATCAACTTTGGCTTCTGTTCTACGACCTATCCGAAGATAACCATCTTCAGGGGTATTAATAATAAGAGGTGGTGATGTGCGATTAGGATGAATATCTGTCATTAATAAGCACCGACACAATCAACAACATTTATGATGCCCTTCTCAGGGATTGTATCATCATATTCTTCAAGTTTTCTAAATTTCATAATAGGTCGAACTAAGGCACCAAAACCAGTCTCAGTATTTATGGTAAGATTTGGAATAACAGTACACCCTCTATTTGCTTCAATCACATCTGCACCAATGATTCTTCCTGCATCGTCCAACTTGACTCTAAGAGATCCACATTGACTGCTTATAATATCGTAAGGTGAGTATCCTAACCCTGTTCTTATAACTTCTATACCATCAATCTCACCCACAACAGGTATACCAGTATCATCTGATGTTTGAGGAGGTGTATTATATCCACCACCACCAGTTCTTATTATAATATTAATAACTTTACCATCTTCTAATATCGCTTCACCCGTAGCACCTCGACCATTATCACACTCATCGAGAATAGTAACGAATGGTTTCTCAGTATAACCAAACCCTAAGTCAGTCATATTAACACCTACAATCTGACCAAAGTTATTGACAACGGCATTTGCTGCTGCTCCTATTCCGCCACCACCAAAGATTTCTATCTTAGGAGGTCCACATATCTTCTGATGAGGATTACAATCTCCAACTATATCTTGTATTTTTTGAACACCCTCTTCATCTACTTCAGGGAATATTGAATCAATTTTATCAGTAAGGGATTTACCAACACCTGCAACATTAAATTTAGAGGAAATATCAATCGCTCTCGAAAAATCTAATTGATTCTGCTTAGTAGGTCCAAAGTTCAATGCCCAATCATAAGGTTCTGGTTCACAAATATCACCATCACATTTTAGTAAGTTCAATCCTATCTGAGCATAACCCATTGCTTTATCAAGAAACCCCATGAATGATCCAACAGGCCCTAGTATGCCCTGAATGGCGTTCATTGCACTACCAATTGCCTTTTCTATATCATTGAACAACTTAGAATTTATACCTCCTATAAACTGTTCTGCTGCACAAAGAGGTGCATGAACTAATTTCCCAATCAGTTCCATCAAGAAGTCTTCTATAAATTTACTCAACCCCTTTATAATATTTTCTATCACACAATATATGGTATCAATTGATTTCTTTACAGCAATATCCTTCAATAAACTATCAAGTTGAGTAAGTCCTAATATTTGCTCAACTAACTTGTATATCTTATCAAATAGATACTTTCTTGCTAATCTTATAACCTGTGAGTATGCGTTAGATATAATGTATGAAGTTTGTCTTACAAGTGCTCTAACATCTCGCAACTCATTCATTATTGGATCAATATAAGTCTCATCTAAACTCTTCAATCCATTTGTAATAGAAATAAAAGATGCAAGAGATCTTGATACTTCACTTAGAAACCCCTTACCACCTTTACAATCTTTTGCTAATGGTACGATAATTCTTTCTTCATCAATTCGGAACTGCTTACTAATATATCCACTAGCAGTAAGACCATTCTCATTAATAATACCATTCCCATTATCTACACCACCATTACGTAAGTTTGCTTCTGTGTAATCAAAATTAGGAGGAGGAAACATCTCCAGAAATGCACTGCTTCCTTCAGGTTCATCAGTTCGTTTTACTTGATTTAAAACCGAATTGGATGTATGAAAACATCCTATAATTACAGGTTGCTGTGCTTCTTCACCATCTAAGAAATAACCAGAAACAGTTTCCCCACCTTGCAGCATCATTGTAGTACCTGCAAATGCTTTACCTGCACCAAATGTTGCTGGAACTAAAACATGAGCCCAAGGCAAATCAGCATCAGGTAATTCAGTAGAAGGTGGGTGTTTCCCGAATATTCTTACCTTTACCCTATAACCCCATTTCTCAGAATGTTCTCTCCAAGCTGCATCAGAGGTCACCTGTCCGATGAACCAATTGAATCCATCTTGACCTGCGAAATTAACTTTACTGAGACGAGTTTCTAAAGGCATTTAATCATCGTAAATGAGACATTCTGGTTCATCTGGGTGCATTTCACAAAATAATTCGATAGTATTGGGATCGTGATGATCACCTGCTTCTATCTCTTCTTGATGATGTTCCCTGTACACTTCTAACTCATGCAACTCTTCGTTGATGTGTCTACGTGCAGCAGGATTAGTTTGAGGATCATCCAAGATGTCCCTATCATGCTGAATGTGTTCTTCGATAGTTTTCATTTTAGTTCTGAGTAAGCATCTCTTATTAACGTTAGGGCGGTGAAATCACCATCCGCTAGTAATTTATGAGATAATGACTTTATCATATAGTAACCAGAGGCAGGATTGTTAGATCCGCTATTAGGTTTATCTATATTTATTCTAGGAAACTTCATTTTCACAACAGAACCTGCTTTCAAACCCACATTCAATGGAACAGTGACTTCAAGGGTTTGAGAAAATAGTGCTGCATATCTAGATTGTCTCCTTGCTTCATATTCTATATGATGAGTTGGAGTTTGCAAACCACCTTCATTATCAAACAGACTTTTGTCAACAGTTGATAACATTATCCTAGAAGGTTTATCTGTAAAGAACTTGGGAACAAAGGGTTGTTCATTAGATAAATTTGTAGCACCTTCATTCTTTTCATTCTGATTCTCTGGTTTGTATTCATGTACAGATTCTGGAGCTTTATATGCTACCTTATGTATCCGTTCATTCAAATCAAAATACGTATTATAAGACATATATTGACCTTGAGATAATTTGTCAAGTAAATTGTTATTATTTTTCCATGTTGGATCACTAACTATCCTATAATTATTTTTAGGATCAAAAGCATCAACAGTAGATGATTGAAAATATTCAGGGATAGCATCTTTATCAGTCTGTATAACTTCAAAAATTTTATCAATACTTCTGAAATTATATCCTTCTAGATCTTCCCAAAAGAAAAATCCAGAACCACCTCTAGTAGCAGTATCTTTACTAGAAATTGAAGGTACCGATTTGGTTGCTAAACTTACACATGTGTGTAATGGTCTTTTATAATTGCCACAAAATTCAATTGGATATTTTGGTTGTTCTAAATTAGATTCTTCAAACTTTTCAGGTGCTTGTAGTGTTTCAGTTAAAATCTCCTTTATAATAGTATTAGCAAATCCAGTATATTTTTTATAACATCTAGTAAAATGATTATGGAACGTACCTTTGGTTTCTAACTGCATTACAAAAATTTCTTTTTTCGCAGTACTACCACTTGATTTGATGTTACTTATAAACATCGGTTCTTTTTCAAAATCTATTACACCAGAAGGAGTTTCTATACGAAAGAATACCTTTGACCCACTTCTAACTGGAACACCTTCCAATCTACCAAGAGTATCCAATATCATTACTTCTGCATGTATAGATGCATCTAGTATATCTTCATAAAAAGCAATAGGTCCCAACTGTGGAGTTAAAACCATTTCTTTACTATCATCAGGTGTCCTGACGGTAAGAAATTCTATTTTTGCTCCCCTAAGAAAATTAGACATTATACAGTCAACAGACTAGTCCCCTGGATGATATTTAGAGCGACTTGGAAATCGTCTACAGTAGTCATACTACCACTTGAATTACCACTAGCAATATTTCCACTTTGATTTTGTATGATAGTATCACCCTCAATGATTACATTAGATGCATCTGACTTCATAATTTTGTCTAATGATGGTAAATTTTCTGAAGTATTAGAAACACTACCTTTACCAAAAAATTTCTTAATAGATTCACTATACCTCATCAATCCAGTTCGAGAGAAAAAATTTGTTGATTTTGCTAATGGACGCATTGCACTCTCCAACTGAACTCTCGTCATCACAGATTGGCTACCTGGTCCAGATTCAGCCTGTTTAATTAAATTTTCAACTTCAGTGTCTCTTTTCTGCCACCAGGGTTTATCATTTTTTGTTACCTTATTTGTATTTGCTGTTACCTTTGTATTTTTAGAAAACTTTTTATTAATTTTTTTATAGTTCTTTGCATATGGATTTCCTTTGAAAAATTTTCCTCTACTAACCCCTTGTGCAACACCTTGATTAAATGCCCTTTCTAAAGATGCACGGTTAGTTTCTACTTGTCCTTTGAAAAGTCTTTTAATAATTTTCCTTATAAGACCTCTACCAACCATAAAAACTGCAGCTGCTGTACCAGCAGCAGCAACACCACTAGCAAATCCTCTATTAAAAGTAGTTGAAAGCATTGCTTGACTTATGTTTCCTGGAGGTACAATACCAAATTTTCCACCAGTTACACCACGAGTACCATCACCAGGAAGAACTAAAGCATCATCATCTACTATTCTCTTACCTTCTAACTTATTCAAAGCACTCTCAAGATCATTCAAAGCAAGATTGAAATTTTTACTTACAGGTGATATACGTTTTACCTCATTCACTCTTCGTTTATCTGCACCTGATAATCTATCAAATAATCCTGATGCTGCTATGCTACCAAGAGTACCACCAATAAATCCACCAATAAGTGCACCAGGAGCAGCACCTACTCCACCAAATAATGCACCAATCGCTCCACCTGCTGCTGCACCAGCTTTAGCACCACCAAGAAATCCACCAAGTCCAGCAAGTGCACCTCCACCTGCTTGAAAATTAGTTTGTCCAGATGCTTTTCTACCAAGAAAATCTGCTCCAGTGAAAAGTACATTGAGTGGTCCAACTCTACCTACTCCTTTCAATCCCCTTAGATTCCTACCTAAACCACTTAGTCTTCCACCACTAGAAGTTACTCTAGCTCTATTGAAAGGAGATCTAAATCTACTTAGTCTATTTCCACGAGTAATTCCTCTATTTCGTTGTAAAAATGGTCTCGGTCCTCTAATATTTCCACCACGTATACCACTAGTTCTACCTCCACCAAGCCTAACTCTACCAAGACCACCACCTAATGCAGTACCACCTAATAAAAGAGAATCTTTTATACCAGTTTCATTTTTTTGATTTATAGCATCACCTGCACTTTTCAATGCAAGTACTCTTAATTTAGCGTTCTTTTTACGTTTTTCTAATAACTCTTTCTGGGCAAGAATATTTCTTATTCCACTTAGTTTAAATGCAGTACTAAGATTCTGAGATGTTTTTAAAAGTGATCCTTTCCTACCTAAAATTGCTGTTATATTCATCTATAAGATCCTCCATATATCAAACGATAAGGTATCTTACTATGATCACTAAATTCAGATTTTAGACTAATATTAGAACTTGTTGGACCAGATTGAGAAACAGAAGTTTGAGGTGTAATAGTTTTACCAGGAACATTTATAATATTAGGTTGTCCACCTCCAGATGTAAAATTAATTGGAGCAAAATTATCATCAGGTAAATCTAAAGAAAAACCCTCAATAGCAGGAGCCTCTACTACTTCAATATCATTTTCTACTCCAGCTGCCTCTACTTGCTTCTCAACAAAAGCATCTCCTTCAAGCAATTTCCGATCAATTCCCAAACCACTAAGAATATCACCAGCATACTCCACAGGTCCCTTTGGAATCTCCAATTCTGGTGGTGCTGCAGCCTTTAGATCCTCTTTCTTAGTAGCATCAAAACCCTTCCTTTGTGCAGTTAATATATTATTAAATCTTGCTGTTACACTTCTAAATCTGTTTACATCTTTCGCTGTCAATGAACCACCAGAATCTACAAATTGTGTTCTTCTTTGATCTGCGTTACCACCAGGATTAGCCATTGCTTGACCACCTGCAACTAAACCTCCACCTAATAAAAGAGCAGCTAATAATCCTCCACGTCCACGACCAGCAGGTCCACCTGCTATCGTTCTTGCACCACCTCTTCCTCCAAGAACTCTTCCTAAAACTACACCACTAACTACATTAATAATTTCTGGTAGGAATGAAGTTACTGCTAATGCTGCACTCTCAGCACCAGCTTTGAAATTACCTTCAAGAAATTGTTTACCTGCTAATAATGCACTAAGTCCACCAATTTTGGTTCTTAGGTCTTTGAACCCTGCACGTAATCCTAAAAGACTATCTTCCTCTTCTTCTAATAATTTCTTCTCTTCATCATTTAATTGCCTTTGTGCTTTAGTTTGATTCCTTACACTCGCTGATATATTTTGTAAATTACTATTAACTATTTCAATTTCTAATAACAGTTTACCTAATGCTTGTGCAGTTTTAGGTTCTAAACCCTTCTCCTTTTCCTGTGTTATTCTAGATGTTAATTTATCATATGCCACTGACATTCTACGTGCCATTGGCTTCACACCCTTGAAATTAGGATCAGGTGTTTTCCCTTGTGGTCTAGGTATAAAATTTGATTGCGGCTGAACACCAGGCATCCCTGCAGGAACTAACATCCCTGCTCTCATTACATATCCATCGTTGAAGGTGTCAACCATTCGTTCTTTGTTCGGATTCTAACTTTTTCTTTTCAAGATAATTTTCAAGCATCTTAATATAAGTCTGTTTCTCCCACGGTATCATGTTTTCTATCTCAGTTATACTCCAATTATGATATTGAAGTAATGCGAAAGTATTCTCATAATAGGATGATAGACTTTCATGATACATCATTATGCGAAAAAATTTGATAAACCCTCAATTACAATCTCATTATCTACTTTTGTATTTGGATTAGTTACAGTAGTTTTATAAACTAATCTTGGCATTGTAGTAAAAAACTCCTCTATCTTTTTGAATTGAGAAGAATTCAATTGTTCAATAAAGTCTAACAATTCTTTTTTCGTACAATCAGAAGAAGACCATGCTTCATCTTTATTATAAACTTGATCAATACAATCAACTATTGCATCAAATGCTTTGTTTATTGATTGATCGTCATTTTCTTTTGATACTAAAAAATTATTTTCTAAAAATTGAGACATAGATGGATACTTAAGTTTGAGGAATAAATTATCCCCTAAATCAACAGTATCATTATGCTCATCAGGAACATCAAGTTTGATGTCACTCATATTCAATGTCAATGGAACTTTAGTTTCTCCATCATCATCACAAGTAATAAGCAATTCAACAGATTCACCAACAGATTTGCCTCGAATATTCAAAAATAGAAATTCAAGATCAAATATAGGTAACTCTTCTATTTTTACACCCCTACTAACAATACATGCTTTTAAAACACTCTTGAGAGTATTTGTAATCGCTTTATTATCACCACTTTCAAGTGCAATGAGAAGAGATTTTTCTTCTTTTACTAGAAAGGGACGATATTTTACTGTTTTGGATGTTGAAATAAGGTTCAGTTCAAACGTAGGTGTCGAAACCTTTGGTAATGGCATAATTAACTACTTCAGTGCTTTTATTTATAGGGCTATAAAGCAGATGCAAATGGACTTATTAAACTCTGAACCTTTTCCCTCAATTGCCTGTCACTATCAGCAACTCTTGCACCCCTATCAATAGTAAAGTAATCATATTTGAAACTTACTGTAGTTTTCACCAATTCTGCTTTTCCATATGCTAAAGGTGTAGCAACAATATTGACAGGAAAACAATTCTTCATAAAATAAGTAAGAAACTGAGGATTCCTTTTATCGACACGATCCTCTGGGTTTTGACGTGACTCTGGCATCAACATATCACTACTAAATGCTGTAATCTCCATTTCACACTTATAAGACCTAGGATATTTCAATTTTTTGAAAGCATTATCTCGATTTCTTTGTTGGTATATAGATCCAGCAACTTGATCTTGAATTTGAGTAGGAGAAATATATTCTAACCAAGCATTAAAAACTTCTTGAGTATAATAATCCCTTTGTGCATAAAAAGTAAGTGTAAAATCAGGATATCTCCTAAAAACTGCATAATTCTGAGATATACCCTGCCTCAAACCATCAATACTAGCAGTTTGAATCTGAGATCCAGGTAAAACTGCTTCAGAACAAAATAATGCTAAATTATCACCAGGTTCATTCATTACATCATTACTAGGTATTAGTACATGCTGTTTTAAAAACTGCATGAGACTAGGTGTTGATCCGCCAAAAGCATTGAAATTTATATAAACATCATATACATTATTGAACGCTGGAACCGCATTTCTAAATCCACCAAGATTATACAGTTCTTCTGTTCTCAAATAAAATCTGTCTTTTGCGAAAACTCGTTGATTAGACATCTAAATAGATGGACAGTATATACTATGTATGTCCTATAAAGGGAAGTTCAGACCTTCTAACCCAAAAAAGTACAAAGGTGATCCCACAAACGTGATATACAGATCCCTTTGGGAATTGAAATTTATGAAATGGTGTGACTCAAACACCAATGTTATAAAATGGTCTAGTGAAGAAGTGATAATACCATATAAATCACCCATTGATAATAGACTGCATAGATATTTTCCTGATTTTTATGTAAAATATAGAAATGCAATAGGAAAATTAGAAGAAAGACTGGTAGAAGTAAAACCAGCAAAACAAGTGAAAGGTCCAACAATTCAAAAAAGGAGAACTAAAAAATACATCTCCGAAGTAGTAGAATTTGCAAAAAATCAAGCAAAATGGCAAGCAGCAGAATCATTTTGCAAAGATAGAAAATGGAAATTTCAAGTAATAACGGAGAAAGAACTTGGCATTTAATCAATGGTTACCAAACTCTACACCAACACAGGTAGTAACACCAGGTAGACTACTACTATTCCGTTATGATGCAAAATATGCAGCAAAACTAAAATTCTATGATAAAAACCCATTATGCTATGTTGTAGCAAAACAAGGCAATGCTTTCTGGGGTGTTAACTTACACTACACACCAGTAGGAAATAGAATGGCATATATGAGATATTTGGATGCAGGTGATGATCCAGCAACCCTCACGGGATATCATAAATACCTGTATACTTATGTACGATCTGGTTTATTGGATATACCTATGTCAGACTGGGAAAGGGCATTTCAATTGCCAGCACAAGAATTTGTAAGAGAATTAGGTGGTGTTGATGTTAGTGTCAATATCGGGAGGTACTTATAATGGGAGTTTATGTAGAACAAAATAAAGACTATAAACCTTCTAGTAAATTCCACGTCCATGTAGATCAAGCAGAGATAGACAGTGGGGAAATGCCAAAAGGAAATGAATGGTGTGACCTCGGAGGATGTAAAGTACCTAATGCTCATGGATTAAATGGAATTGGAAACGATTCTGATGAATATACTGGAAAAATAGACTTAGATCCTGAATCACCTACTTTTGGAATGATAAATTCCAAATACGGATTTCAAGTTGCTAGATTTGGAGTAGAATGGACAAATAGTATAGATTGGATCCCTGGATCAGTAGGTACATACCAAGGACATGGAAGTGCAAGTGATCAAGATAAAGAAGCATATAACAAAATTCTAAATCATCCAAATACAGTGGTAGTTCTAACCAATAAAATGGTAGAACTAAAGACATGGGCAAGAATTAATGGTCTTGATGAAGATGAAATGTATAAAAAATTATACAACAATAATGAAGCACTTGCTAATATTTTTCAGCAAGTAGAACCAAGAATGGAAATTGAAAATAGAGCAGGTGGAATTAATAATATATGCTTTGAAAATAGAGGTATGGATACTGATTGCAAGAATCCAAATATAGATATTATAAACAATATAACTGGAATTGGTAAAACAACTAATTTAGGTATTGGAACTGATGGTAATGTTATTGTTGGAGTACAAACAACAAATACAACAAATTTAAATGAACAAATGCTTAATGCTACTGATGGTAAAAAAGGTGTCAATGATTTAATAATGAAATCTTCAGAAATATCACCAATTCTTATTGAGGATAGATTCAAAGAAGTTCCAAAAGAATTCCAAAAATCATTTGGGTTTGACGGAATCGTAAGTTTGAAATATCCACATGATGCTGTTTATGGTGGTGGTGGTGAAAGTGGTCAAGATCATATTGTTATAGAACAATTTAGATATAAACCACCTCAAATGGACCTATTAGGTACCGCACCATCAGAGGTAGTTGGTCAAGATGGTATAGTAAAACTGGAAGGTGGCACAAGTTTAGATAACATTGCAACAGGTCTTACAAGAAATAGTAATTTACGTGATTTTATAGGTCTTTGTAAGATGCCTATCCCAAATCAACTAAACTTTTCTAATGGAGTTAGTTGGAGTGGTGAAAGAGCAAATGCTGTTGAAGCTGCTTCATTTTTTGCTGCACAAAATGTAGCAACTGGATTAATGGATGAGGGAATTGGAAAAGGTCTTAGTACAGCTATGAATGAATTTGGTTCATTTATGGATACAGTCAAATCTGGTGGATTTGCTGCAGATCAACCAGCAGGGCAACTTTTATCTGCATTTATTTCTCAATATGCACTAGGTCGATTAGGTATCAATGTAAACCCAAATCAATTCATAGCAAGAGCACAAGGTGTTGCAATAAATCCCAACTTAGAACTTCTATTCAATGGACCTAAATTGAGATCTTTTGGTTTCCAATTTAATTTTGCACCAAACGATGAGCAAGATGCATCTATTACAAGAAAAATTCAAAGATTCTTCAAACAAGGTATGTCACCACAAAAGAATGAATCTAATCTTATATTCTTAGGATCACCAAATGTTTTTAGACTTAGATATAGAACAAAGGAAAGAGATAGGATAAAAGGTTTACCAATGCATAAAATATGTGCACTTACAACATGTGAAATAAACTATGCTCCAGATAATGTTTACCAATCATATGAAGATACCGTAGCAGGATCTCAACCAATAAGAAGTACAATGACTCTGAATTTTACAGAACTTACACCTATATTTGAAAGTGATTACAGAGAATCTGTAGCAGATGCAGGTTTTGATCCAGCAACAGAAGATTTATTTGGTCAGCGTACAGATGGATCTGACCCATTCCAACCTATAAGTATTGAGGATACAGGTTTCTAAAATGGCATATTTCGACGAATTCCCCGATATTCTTCTACCGTCATTTACGGAAGATAGAAATTCTAACTTTGATTTCGTAAAATCAAAGAATTTATTCAAACGTGCTAAAATTCGTGATGATTTTTGGCAAAATGCAACTGTATTTGATCAATACTCTATAACTGGGGATGATAGACCAGATAATGTTGCAAAGAAAATATATAATGACTCTAATCTTGATTGGGTTGTATTAATAGCAAATAATGTAATCAATATTCGAGATGAATGGCCAATGTCACAATATGACCTTAATAGATATCTTGATAACAAATATGCCCAAGATCAATTATCAGAAATACATCATTATGAAACAAAGAAAATAATAGGAAAGAATAATCTACTTCTATTAGAAGAAGGACATCATGTAGATGAAAATTTTACCCTATCATATTCATATGACAATGGACAAGGACGTGCAGCAGTAGAAACCATATCTGGTGCAAATATCGTTACATCCGTTTCATACTATCAAAATGAAATTAATAAAAATGACGATAAAAGAACAATATACATTTTACGTCCAGAATACCTAGAAACCATATTTGCCGATATGAGAGAAATAATGACATATACCAATAGTTCCCAATATATCAATAGACGCATGAAAAAAGGTGCTAACTTGAGAATACTATCCCCAAGATAACACCAAAAAAACCTTTTTGAGATTTTTTGGCGGAGTTTTTTTCCGCCCTTTTTTCAATCCAAAAGTCGAATTTGCCTGAGCTAAAACTTCTTCGGATGTGTAACAACATCACCATGTATCTCACCGATGTCATCGATGTGAGCATGGTCTATTGCTTCAATATGTGCATGATCCACACTGATGTGTGAATCTTCTACAACTTTCACTTTATACACAATCTTGGACTGTTTCTTAGCGAAGTGAAAATCAATTCTTTTCTTCAACCAATATACAAAAGCAAGTACCAATATAAATTGAATACCTTCTCCCCAAGACAGGTTCCATGCCTCGTTTAGATCGAGGCTTGCTGCTGCAAAATAATACATTTATTCTTCTGCTAAACGCTGGAAGTAAGATAATGCATCATCATCTTCATTAGATGGTGCTGCACCTGCTGCCACAGGTGTCTTTACGACACGCTCCTCCTCGGTTACTTGTTTGCGAGACTTGAGGGTAACTTCCTCTTGCTCATCAAACGTTTCTGGGTCAAGTGACTTTCTAGCACTTGATGGATTCAACACATTGTTCAATCTCTTTTCAAGATCAGCAAATGATTTGAACTGATCTGCTTTTGTGAACTCCTCTAGCGAATGCTGAGACTTCCACAATGTTTCCAATGCATCGTCATCATCTAGCAATGCTTCAGTCTTAGTGAACTCAGAGGAATCGTAGTTACGATAACCTGCTACGTTCTTTGCCTTCAACTTGAAGTTTGCACCTTGCCAGAAATCAAATGGATCAATTGCTTCCTCATCCTCAAACTCAGGTTGCATTGCTGCAGTAATTTTATCAAAGATCTTCTTACCAAACTTGTATAAGAATACTTTACCATCGTTTGCAGGATTTGCAGGATCCTTCACAACATATATGTTAGCAATATATGTGAGTTTTCTCTTCTGCTTTCTTGCTTGATCTTTATCTTCGTCACTGCCACTATTCCATAAGCGACGATTGTACTCCGACACTGGATCACTTTGACCTAGTGTGGTGAGGCTGTTCTCAATGTACCAACCACCTGGTCCTTGAAAAGCATGTGACCATACTTTTGCCCATGGTAGTTCTTCCCCATCGGGTGCAGGAAGAAAACGGATTACAGCATAACCGTTACCTGCTTTGTCTACTTCTAGTTTCCAAAGACGATCATCAGCACCGCCACTGGTTGTTTTGTTCATCTTCTCAATCTCTTTGGTGAGTTTGGAAGTTAAACTGCCTAGTCTAGACTGTTTTTTTAGATTTGAAAATGACATATTTGTCGTATTAGGTGGATTGTTAGATTGTTCACCAGACCATAGTATATACCACTATTTAGGTCTTGTCAACCACCTCTCCTATCTGTATTCCATAGTCAATTTCGGGTGGTACTATCAGGCAAAAACCTATACCACAATTGAATACTCTCCTCATTTCATACTCTCCTACTTCACCTGCTTGCTGAAGTTTATTGAAAACATCAGGACGTTCCCAAGAACCCCAATCAATTTGTGCTTCTAACCCTTCAGGAATAATTCTAGATACATTTTCCTCCAATCCACCACCAGTGATGTGTGCCATACCAACAATAGGTATCTCATTCATCAACTCATGTATAAGTTTCGCATAGATTGTAGTAGGAGTAAGTAACTCAGGCATATCTTTATAATATATCTTTTGTCTCCATAACATATCATTGATCAAACTATATCCATTACTATGTACTCCACTACTACGTAAACCAATGATCTTATCACCTGGTTTGATAAGACTACCATCAACCATCTCTGACTTCTCAACTATACCTGTACAAAAACCAGCAAGATCAAGATCATCAGCATATGTTGGTGGAGGTCCAGGTCTAGGATGTTCAGCAGTTTCTCCACCTAGGAGTCTACAACCTGCTATCTCACATCCTCTAATAATACCTTGCATAATCTCATTCAAAAGAGGAGATATCTTACCAGTAGAAATATAATCTAAGAAGTATAAAGGTTTAGCACCACATGTAATCACATCATTGACACACATGGCAACGAGATCAATTCCTATAGTACTATAATCATTATTAACTCTTGCTATGTTTATCTTAGTACCAACGCCATCAGCACCAGATACTAAAACAGGTTTCTCATATCCATAAGGAACTTCAAACATACCACCGAAACCACCAATGTCAGGTGCTTTCTTTTTCAATTCCTCAACAAAAGCATTACCTGCTTCAATGTCAACACCAGAATCTTTATAATTCATTATCTTGTGGGGGATGATTCAAAATCCAGATCCATACGATACCTAACACCATGATGACAAATAGTCTAATGGATTCTGGTGATGTGTCAATCACGTTGTCTCCAATCGTCAGATCTTTCTTGATGAAACCATTCTACTACATCATCTGGACTTCCGAAACCCCTTTTATGATTGCTTGAATCGGGGTCTCCTATGTTCAAGCTATTGAGAAAAGACTCGTCAGGATTTGTACTCATCCTACGAGCCTTATTCAACATACCTCTTGCAGCAGTATTTGCTTTTGCTAATTTCTGTGCCCATATCATGTCTTGCATACTGACCTCAGTTCCAGAGGCAATGTCCTTACATATAGATTCCAACCGCAAACGGTATTGTGTAGATAACATAAGTTCTCAATAACTACAAAGTATTTACACACTCACATCTTCTTTGATAAGTTATCTAAGGTTTCCCTCATATTCTGAAATATCATATTCATACTGACATCTTTGAATCCCATAGCAGAAGATGTCAACATGATTTTTTCCTTCATCTTCTTTGCTTCTGGATCATCAGACAATGATAGTCTTGTCCACATAACTTCTTGTCTATCTAATAGATCAACAAGTTTATCCATGTGTTCCTTCTTTTCTACGTCCGACATAGTACCGAACCGCATAATAACAGAATACAATTCCTTTTGTATCTCAAAGATTTCTTCCATCTCTTGACGGATTATCTCTGACTCAAAAAATTCACTCATACCTTTCTTTTACTCTTTGTAGTAAGTAGTTACGATACTTGTCCTTGTCAATATTTAGAAAGGGTAAGTACTTCTTGATCTTTAGACCAACAGTCTTCCATACTGGATCATCTAACTGTTTATCATAGTCTTTACAGTAAGAAAATAGTTTTTCATAGATACACATCTCTTCTACACTTACCTTCCCACCAAGATGCTCCTTGAGTATAGGTGGGTGACCTTTAGATGCATCAAAGAACTCTTCATAATCATACTGATCCATCATATCTTCTGAACCCTGCTTGAAATTATAGAATAAACTTTGCTGTCTCTTCTGCCAATTTTTATATACTATCTCACCATCTCGAATCATATTACCTATCCATAAACCTTGAGGATTATCAGTGTCTACAAAGTTAGCAAGAAAGAAATCACATACCTCCTCATCTTTATACTTCCTTGATGTCTTTTCAAAGAAGTACCTATCCTTTCTCTTATAGAAAGAATCTATCTTAGCTCTTGATGAACCACCATACTTATGGTAGTCATACTTCTCCTTAGTAAAATGATTCTTGAATGCTAAGTATTGTTTGTAAGTATCAAAGGGAGTCATTGATAATCTCGACTTCAGCATCTGTCAACTCAGGATAAATTGGTAACGATACAACTGTCTTTGATAACATGACTGCATTTTCTGTAGGTGCAAGTGTATATGGATAGTTGATTCTAGTAGGATAACATACTTTCTTTCTAAAGTCATCCCTATCATCTAATTGGATAACAAACTTCTGTACAGCATGTGTGTACAGGTCATTTATCAATACCTTATACTTACAATTCTCCATCCAATACTTAGCGATTTCCTTCCTCCTTCTTTCCCACTCCTCCAAATACTTTGCCTTGATCATCATACATGCACAATCTAACTCACTCATTTTTGAATTAGTTGCTACATCTGTGTACTTCGGATGATGATGGTGACGAAAGTTTTTTATAAACTCATACAACTCAGGTATTGATGTACAGATAGCACCTCCATTTCCATAATTAGGTAGGTTCTTCATTGGATCGAATGACATTGTACATATGTCACCGATTCTTTTGAACCCATTACCTGTCCAATTCTGTGCACCATCTTCACATATGATACCCTTCTGTGGTTTGAGTGCTGCACCATATAATCCTACCAACACAACAAGATCTGTCCACTCCTCTGCATGTGCATCTTGCATCAGTCCATACTCATCGACCTCGACATACTTTATTTTACAACCAACTCTCTTGAATGCATTGTCTGTGGCAATGAATGAGAATGCAGGAAGATATACAGTGCCATCATAAGTTTTTTTGTACCATTCTGCTACAATTTCTAATGCCTGTGTTCCATTATCTACCGTGAGTGTGGGTTGCTTATTTTTCTTAGTCAACCACTCCTCAAAGTATCTTGTATTTGGACCCAACATATGTTGACCAGTCGAATAGACATGATCAGTTGCTTCTAGTATTTGATCACGTAGAAACTTATACTGACGCTGTAAACCAGTGAACTTGATCGTAGAACTCTGTGAACCAATCATAGTAACTTTGAAGACCCTCCTCTAAATTTGTTGTTGGATTGTAACCTAATTGTTCCCTTGCTTTGTCGATGCACAGTTCATCTCTGCTAGGAAACTTGCCATCTTTTTCTTGTACTATAACTTCACCATCACCAACCATATCTATTATACATTGTGCTGCATCATAAATTGTTCTTGCCTGTCCCCTAGTTATATTATAAGTTTCATTTGGTAATCCTAAATTAGTAACTCTGCATATGCCACTGGCAGTATCATCTACAAAACTAAAATCAAGTTTCTCCTCCTTTCCATTTACTCTCAATGGTTTTCCTGTTCTAGCGTTCAATAAGAATTTTGCAATCACTCGGTCTCCTACATCACGAGGACCATACACTGCTGATGGTCTTATAATATTATATTCCATACCAAATCTTCTACCATAATCTTTCACCATTTTCTCACCAGTGTATTTCATAATAGCATACAGACCTTTCGGATTGCATGGGTCGTCTTCTTTAGCAGGACCACTCATATCACCATACACCATAGATGATGAGATATAAATCAATCTTCTGTGTTTACATATTTCTAGAATGTTTAGAAGACCTTCCATCATAGTCTTGACACCCTCTTGAGGATTAATATCAACACTCTTCTGTCGAGGGAATGATGCAAGATGTACTACCACATCAGGGTCAAACTCTACTGCTTTATACAACGCTACGAAATCACAAATATCTGTTGTCAATATGTCTGACTTGATAAACTTCTTCCTCTCCTTTACAAGACTTTTCAACTCATCTGATTGAATTGAACCATAAGTGGTATGATTATCTACTATCAATACATCATGTCCCTGTTTCTCAAGCAGATACACAACTCTATGACCTATGAATCCACATCCTCCTGTCACTAATACTCTCATAAAAACCTATAGGGTAAAATTTTGCCAGAGTTTTTTTTCCGTAATCTGGTAAACTAAAAGTCGATTTTGCTCCAGTGTTTGTACAATGGATGATCTTTAGATAGATCTGTGATGGGTGGTTCCTGATGGAACAAACAGACTGAGAACTCAGGTCTGTATTCAAAGCATGGTTTCATATCATTCTCCCAGTAATGTTTTGGAAGACAACCTTCACGGTAAGAGTAGAAAATCTTTGGAAAGAATGTTGGTTTGATACCTGATCTATGATACCATTTATCAGTTCCAACTATGTTCTTTACAATGGTTCTCCAATCAGACTCCCATCTTTCATAGATCCATCTGTTGTCTAACCAAGTCATGACACTGGTATTATACTGTGGTTCATGTGGATGTGCAACCCTAAACTTGATACCCTTCCACACTGCTCTGATCACTGCCCAATCTTCTTTCGATTCAAATATCGGAGACAGATCTCCTTGTATGACTAGATCTAAATCAAAGTAAAACTTACGTTCATATCTTAACAACTCACCTCTACCAAATATTTCTACTTTATTCCAAGTTGGCCACCACCCTTCACTCACTCGTGGTTGCATATTATATGTGTAAATGTCTGGATGAATTCCAGTGGGATCATCAGTAAAACAAAGCACATCATCATCAGTCTGCTGCCTGATCGCTTTGTATAGATTGTTTACATACTCATGTGAATATAACTTGCCTATCTTAAGACAAATCACACAATTCTGGGAAAACTTCTTTGTAGTTTGTTTTGTTAACATGATCAATCGCTTCAGTGTATTCCAAGAAATTATTCCAACGCTCCTCCCAATCATCAACCTTTGAAAGTAAGGTCTCACATAAAAAGTCTAGTCTTGTTCCTTTATATTTCTCTGCTAATTTCTTCCTAATGCTAGGATGAATAACCTCCATCCTACAAACTTTTGGTGTTACAACTATATTAAATTTGTATGGTATATTTCTAGCAACACAGTAATCTACTATCTCATCTAAATGAAAGATTGATAATGATGACAATGTTATCCCTGCTGTAAACTCATTCAAATAAGGAACAATCATTCTTATATTCTCTTCTATTTGATCCCACTTAGAATAAAATCTCATGTAATCATTGTACTTTCCTACTGCTTCAACAGACCATGTTATATCTACTTGTTTGAAATGCTTGAAGTAATCTGTTATCTTCTTCTCTTGCCAATGCAATACTGTCATATTAGAAGTGTATAATAATGCTATATTTTTAGATTCACCAATCTCAATTAGCATATCCAATAACTTATAATGAGATGGCATTACAAATGGTTCACCACCTATAATATGAAATGATTTTATCTTCTTTGATAACTTCTTGAAAGACTCAAGTTGTATATCAAAAAGTTCTGGATTATCAACTGCCAAATCATATACCATACCCTCTTGATCAAATTTATCTACTTGATCCAACTCTAACCACTCACCTATCTTAGGATTATACTCTGCTAATTTTTTTGCTTGCTCTTGTCTCTTACTTGATGCTTTTATATTACACATAAAACATGCAAGATTACATGCATTACCCCATACCCTCATCTTTACATCTAAAACTCTACCAAATCTAAGTTGAGGTAATGGTTTTCTTGGTGATGTTATACCTGCTTCCTCTGCAGCAATACAATCTCGACAAACATCCTTGACTAAAGGTGTCAAAGGATCAGGTTTCATCATATCGAGTCTAAGTTGACTCATTTGTTCACTCTTGAAGAATTCATATGCACCATCTTTCAAATGTGTAGATTTGAAACTGGTATTCTCTCTGGACTTATAAGGATGATCAGTTACAGCATAGCAACATGGCATCATCATATGATATGAATCACTGTAAAGATGTGTGAAAGGATATCTACAGTAAACTCCTGCCATTACATTGCAAAGCGTGCTTTTGAAGTTCTCTTCAAATAATTTAGAGTCATTGCATTACATTTCAATTTTTCTTTCAGTGGTTTTGATATCAGTTTGTTGACTGATTCCAATTCAATGTTATTCTCTTCACAATAGTGACAAATTGCTTCAATGTAATTCATAGAAGCATTATCCTTGACTAAGATTTCTATTTCATTAGAAAACTTATCTTGACACAAGAAGTTCTTCTTGATCATTTCTTTGACTTCACTTTTGGATTTCATTTAGTTTCTCGGTGATGAATTTTTCAATGTAGGTTACTAATAGTTTCATATATCTCATCTTATCATACTCTTCGTAAACTTGCACTTCCCCGTTAGCACATGTCATAAGAATGACAAGTTTCTTCACAGGAATATCTGTAAGTTCATAAAACATACAGGCATATGCTGCTGCCTGTACAAAATAGTTTTCAATCCAATCCCTTGGTTTAGGTTTTTCAGCAGTCTTGAAGTCAATGATTGCAAGTTCTCCCTTATACTCTGCTATGCAATCTACAGTCCCTGCAACTCCAAGTTCATTGCTGTACAATGATTTTTCTAAAGCATAAATGTTATTTATGTTTTGTAACTCTTTTTTAGCTTGTTGAAATAGTATTTTAGGACCAGGTTTGTCATACTTAACCTCCTCATTGAGTAGGAAGTGTTCAATCAGTTCATGCGTAGCAGTACCACGACTGGTTGCTCTCTTTGTGATCCTATTTGCTTCTTCGTCCCCAACTTTTGCTCTCCACCTCTTGAAGATCTCCCTATTATAATAAGAAGTGACTGAGGTAATAGAAACCATCGGTCTATCTTCTACATTATAATATCGAACACCATCAATAGTCTTCCTACTCAGAGTAGGAAGATCGCATTCTACATGTTTGAACATAACTAATCAGGAATACCTAAAGCAAGTTTATTAAGAATATAACTCTTGACTAAACCAGATCTAACTATATCTTCAATACCAAATTCAATAGATTCAAACTCAGGCATTGATGAAAGTATTTTCATGAAGTCAAGTATGCCATTCTTCTCATTTGTTTTTACCAAGTCAGTTTGTGCAACGTCACCACAGAAGTGGATCTTACAGTTTTCACCAACTCTGGTTATTATACTATCTAACTCATGAAAATTCAAGTTCTGACATTCATCCACAATTATTACACAATCATCTAAAGTTGTTCCTCTAACAAAACTTGTTGACCAAAACTTTACAGACTCCTGAGTCTTTAGATTACCCCATAACATTTCAAAGTCATTGTCTGTAGATAACTCAAACATATACTTCACCATATTCTTGTATGGTATTTGATATAGAGTTGCTTTATCTTCATGGTCACCAGGTAAGAATCCAATCTCTCTTGTAGAAACAAGTGATCTTACTATAACAACTCGATTGTATGGTGTTATAGGATCTAGAACTTCTTTCAATGCATGATAGAGTAAGACAAAAGTTTTACCTGTCCCTGCTACACCATAACTATAAATGTTTTTACCCTCTTTATAAGATTCAAATAACTTTTTTTGATTATCAGTAAGAGGTTCAATAGGTATCATCATATCAGAATTGAAGGGTTTCTTCCTTCTCATCTGCTTAGTTGTCATACCAGCACCCACACTAGTAGACACCTTCTTCTTTCTTGCTGGCATTATAAGTAGCGTCCGTTTTGTTGCTTTACTTTTGAACCTGGCATCTTTTCTACTCTGGATAGAACTTCATTCCACCCACCATCAGTCTTACTATAAACATCTCCCGTACTACTAACCACTCCCCCAGATCCTTGAGACCAATCCTTATCCCAATCAGGATTATCTTTTCTCCAATCATCATACTCTTTCATAGACATAACTAACTCTTTAGTCTCACCTGTCTTTAGGTTTTTTATAGGATAGGTTGGCATGTGTTTTTGCGAGTGTAATTTATTTAGAAGTAAGTTTATATGCAAGAGTAATCCTAATAGGACAAGTTTGCCTAGAAAAAGCAAAAGCTTTATGTTTAACCATACCATCAAAAGAAATCATTCTTTTACTGATAGGTGCAACAATGTCATCTCCCACTTGAGTAAACCCACCCCATTCGGGATGGTAATCACTGACATATATTAGCACTGTCCTATCACAGTTGTCAACATGAAAACATCCATCCATACCATAATATTGTCCATTTAGATAGACATCATCAATAGTATATTCACCTATTAATTTTTTTATCCTACTAAAAAGTTTAGTATGAAAAAAGAATCTAGCATCAACGTTTGGAAAACTAGAAATAAATTGTTTCTTACCTTCCTTTGGTGTGAAACACTTCAAAAATGGTAATCTATATGGATTAGTTGGACTACTATATTGAGGTCTCCAAGACTTTTCTTGAACATATTCTTTTAGATAACTTATCTCGTCATCATGTAAAAAATCATCAAAGATTTCCATCAGTAACTCTTTATCTTTGGATTATTATACACTAAGTATGCTGCTCCAATAGATGTACCACCATCATATGCAATAGGATCAACATAAAAATTCAAGTCAGGAAACTCCTTCAGTAATTTATAATTTACAACACAATTCAAAAAACATCCACCAGTCAATACTATATTATTACATTTAGTTTTTGATACTGCAATCTTTACTAACTCAACAGATCTATCTTCCCAGTTCTTTTGAACTGTTGCACATGCATTTTCTTCTGATGAATGTAGATAACCATCACCTTCAATATAATATCCAAAGGGTGCTAATCCCATAACCTTACCTGCCTCATTCCTTCCCCACCCACATCTCTCAGAAACATTATCAAATGCAAATCCAATACCAAAAGTCTTATCAAAATTAAAAGTTTTATGAACACACTTCCAATAAAATCTTCTACCAGTTTTTACATGCATTATAGTTTCCGACTCATCTCCTTCAGGAAACTGAGATCCACTTGAGTCCACAACAATTACTGCTGCTTCATCAAATTCAGAATTATAAAAACCACATGAAGTATGAGTTAGATGGTGTCGGTCTCTGAAATCATGTACTTCTGCATTACTAAACTTATTTTTTATCTTAGCAACATCTCTGCTACTCTCAAGACATTTCTTCTTACCACTATAATAAGCATCAGAGAATGCAATATGATCTACATCATCAACAAAAGATAATAGATCCTTTACAATATGATCCCTTTTCTTTCTTGTAATTCTTTCAGACTCTAAGTATAATTCTACCTTACCATTATCTAGTACACAGATAGAACCATTATTAGATAAATTGACACCCAAAATTTTCATACTAATAACCAAGAGAAGATTTTTTAATCATTCGTTTGACTTCAGGGAACCACAAGACATGTATATCAGATTGCTCAAAGGTATCTATGGCATCCTGTGGAGTTTCTACCAATGGTTGACCTGCAAGGTTGAATGATGTATTCAGAACCATCGGTATCTTAGTATACTTATAAAACTCTTCAATGACCTCATAAAAATGTGGTTGTTGAGCAGTAACTGTTTGTATCCTGCAGGTATTATCTATGTGTAGAACACCTGGTATCTTATCATAAACATCTTCCTTTGCAGGAACAGCATAAGACATAGTAGGACAATGATTTAGTCTATCCATTTCAAACCAGTCACCAGCATGTTCTTTCATAACACTGGCAGCAAAAGGTCTAAATTTTTCTCTCCTCTTTACTTTATTGACAATATCTTTAGCATCAGGATCTCTGGGATCATATAATATACTTCTATTACCCAGTGCTCTTGGTCCTGCCTCAGATCTACCATTATATACTGCTACTATTTCATCTTGCATGATGAATGTAGCAATCTCTTGTGGTGTTACTCTTTGTGCTTCAGAATGAGACCTAATAAATTCAACATCATGTTTTGGTCCCAAAAATAAATCTACCATTCAAGTGCTTCAGATACAACAGGGAAATTGTCTTTGAATACAGTTCTACATTCTTCAGCAATGTCCATGTGCTCTTTCTGAGTACCATGTGCTGAACGTAGATCAATATAATGTATCCAAGATCTAACAGATCCTGTCATATATATCCGAGTTGGAGTGCATAATGGTAAGACCATTCTTGCACATTCTTTTGCAACCCCTTGCTCTAACATTTGATTATATAAACTACCAGCAGAACTAAAAAGAGTTATCATCTGCTTGTTTAGTTTTTCTACTACGTCAGGGTCAAGATCATCTGTAGAATTCTGTCTATTCTTCTTGTCCTGCTTACGAAGTTCTGGTAAAGATAATTCTGGTAAGTCATTAGTACTAGCATATCTTTGAGAGAACTCTTGGAAAGTGAAACTACGATGTCTTAGTATCTGTGCTGCTATAGCACGAGTAGTTTCAATTTCTAGACTCATGTGTGCCTGTTCAAATACAGACCAATGCTGATGCTTTATACAATACCTTAGTAGACCTGAGAAATTATCATTATCCTGATTGTTAGGGTTAGAAACTCTGGCAACGTATGCCATAGTCTTCTCCGCATCAGGAGTCAGTGTTACTAATTTTACTTTCATGTTTTTTTAATGCCTTTACAGAACGCTTTAACTTTAGTCCCCTCTTTGCCTCTTTGAGTGCAGTCTTCATATAGTGAATTTCGGTAGGAGTATATAGGGACTTTTCTTTCAGAGCGTTTTTGATAAGGCGAATCGTTTCTTTGAATTTCATTATTATAGAGGATAAAAAAGGGGTGTCAAGCACCCCTTTGATTTGTATTGTGTTTTGAGTCCTATGCGTATGCAAATCTAGGAAGATATGCCACGGATAAAAATATGATTGCTAGAAACATTGTTTGATAGAAAATTCTCATCAAGTAAAAATACCTAGTACAATAGTATATAGGTATTTCTACTTCCTAAGTTTGAATAGTTTTACCTCAACATAGATGAGACCTAAAACTACTACACTACCTACAATAATTGCTAGTGTACCAATCATTAGCTCTTAGAAGCAAACTTACGTTCTACTTTTATACCACGATACATTAGATCGTGATTTCTCTGTTGAGCTTCTGCTTGTACCATTTCACGGTACGCTTCAGAGTCGTACTTGACTCCACGATAAGTGACTTGTGCCATTGGTTTCTCCAAAGGTAGGGTTTTTAGTCCCCGTTCCTTCAGTCGGCTTTTGCGTCCCATTTGGGATGAACGATTCCGTTCCGAGTCGGCTTACTTGCGACCTCTTCTGAGGTTGAACGTAAAGGTATGTTAGCATACCCATATTATTTAGTCAAGTAAGTTTACAAAAAACCTATACAGAAAAAAATACTGGAGATTTTTTCTCCAGTATTTTGAAAACAAAAGTTGAATTTGGTTTTACTTCCTAGGTTTTTTTGGTGGTGTAGGTAGTGGAGCAGAGGGATCTCTCCATAATTTTGGATTGACCTTACCACCTGCCTGTACCATGTTCACAAACTTGCTACTCTTATCATAGTAGTGATCAAAGATCTCCACTGCCTTATTTGATACAGCAATATCATAAAAGGTTTCACCTTCTAACTCATACTCTACAAGGTATGCTGTGTAAGGTAACTTAGGATCATCTGCTAACTTTTTCTCACATTTTTCATGAAGTATTTTCATTTCCTATGTGTCTCTCCACTGTATCTCAGGGTATGCTTCCTCTGCAACTGCCCTAGTAATCCTATACTTAGACTGAAGTTTCTTATCTTTTATAAGCATCAGCAACTCTGCTTCAGACTCATGAAGAGACTCTAGTAATTGGATAAACATCTGCTCTCTTTTCATTTGAGAGATAGCATCATTACCACCCTTTATATAATTGTAAAGGGTTCTCCACTCATGTACCAGTCTGGTGTGTCCACCTGAATTTATAGGTGCCTCATTCTTTTTATAAGGAACCTCACCTTCAGGAATAGCACTCTTGATCTGCTTATCAAAATTCCAAATCAATAATGCTTTCACATCATCACGCTTGTGGTTTTTTAGAATGTCATTCTTCAGTGTCTTATTCTTAGCACCATGTACTGCTTTGAAAAGTTCAGAAACTAAAGGATTGTCAGGAAGTTTTGCCATAATTAATCGTCATTGTCATCTAGTTTGGATGGATCACCCTCAAATCGAAAGGATACTATTTCGTCGGGGAGTAGGTTACCATGTTCATCAAACATCTCAGGATGATATGTATATTGTTGCTGAACATAGTTGTTCTCCTGTATATAGGAGCGAATTAGATACCCAGTAACGAGACCTAATCCTAAAGTCAGTAAACCAGTGAAGACACCGATCACTATAAGTGCTGATTCCATTTTCTTATTCTTTACTAAGGTTTGCTTCTGATGATCAGTGTTTACCCTCCTCAATAAAAGTTCGACACCTTTATTTATTTCTCCTAAATCAGCTTTTTCTCTTGAAGAAATTTCAGTGTTTCTTTGCATCCGCCTATGTGTTGTGCATCAATTTGTACTTGTGGGAAGGTTGCCCCTTCACCAAACTCATGATAAAAACCATCTTTTGAAAAGTGTACATCATATTTGTATTCAGTGTAAGATATGTTTACACTGTTTAACAATTGTCGTACACGGTCACACCATTGACAGTTGTCTTTTGAATAAAGTACTGCTTGCATAATACCCTATAAAATCCTATTTACATTACCTGCAACCACAACCCTATCAGATTGTGTTTCTACAGGATCAACCCCATGGAGTGCCCAAGCAGGGAAGAATACTATTGTACCAGATCTTTGCTCCTTTGGATAGATCTTTTCGTCTCCTATCTTGAAAAATAAACAATCCTGATCAACAGGAACGTCAACAAAATGAATCCAAGACATCAGAGTATTTTTATCTGAGTAATGATTATGAACACCATTGCCACCAGCAAAATCTTTAGTATAAATCTGAGCCCAGATGTGTCTAAATGATAAAATCATTTTAGGTGCTATAAGACCCTCCTCTTTCAAAGATTTAGAAACGAATGGTGCATATATCTTATGAAGTCTTTCATCATGGAAATTACCATGACTACTATCTCGACTGTTAGAGTTTGGATGTCGATGATAACCAGTGTAATAGTTATGTCTACGAAACTCTTCAGTCTTATATGTATCATAAAGATACTTTATGTCTTCTTCAGATAATTGAAGGTTCTGAGACCTATAAATCATTTTCAGTAAGAAACTCTTGTTCTTTCTGAAAGTATTCTTTCATAGAAGAAGATACATCAGGTGGTTCAGGGTCTTTATAACCCTTCATCTTCTTCCATTTATTATACAATGCACTCATGTGCCATGACTGAGCAAGACTCTTAGGTCCATTCTCAAGTAACTCAAGTTCCTTTTTACTATTCGTATAAGGAATAAGTTCCTCTCTCCAATTGGAGTCATCATAGGTTTTCATTTGGATAACATGTAAATTAATCCTGGTATTATAATAAAAAATTGTGGTAGAAAATTCATCACTATGGATCTTTCCTTCCACTTGATTCCTACATAAGTCCATCCAGCAGCACCTAGTAATTGTAACATACTATTCCAAGGTGTCAATCCTAACACATGGAAGACCATTGCTGTCAAAATAACTGTAGCACTGAACCATTTTATATATTTAACACTCAATTAGATTCCTCTTATATCCCTCAACTCTTGGAAGTCTTTCTTCTTAGTACCCCCATCATATTCCCAAGCATACCCTTCAACAATCATCTGTTCATTTAATGAAACAGGATTGTCCCCAACGTACAACCAACCAAGAAGCCTACCATACTTCCCAACGCCACCGACAAGCTCAGTTCTAATAGTGAGTTCATCTTCACCTTTAATTGCTCCATCTAAATGTTCTTTCATCCATGCAGTAGCATCAAGTCCTAATGCTTTCTCTTCAAGATCTCTTGTTCTTTTTTCAGGAGTATCGACTCCTGCAATGCGAACTCTTTCTTTTTTGAAGAGATCGAATCCCAAATCAATTGTAACGTCAATAGTATCTCCGTCAACTACTCTGTTTATCTTGGTCACTCGGAAGTTGTAACAACTCTTCCGACTTGGTGGAATCATCTTTCCCATCATTAGTTTTTTCATCTAACTTATTTAGAACGCTCTCTTCTGGATCCAATTTACCATGCATACTAATCTTGCAACTACTATAGTTATAGCACAGATCTTCTACGACAGCAAGGTTTATATCTAAATGAACTCAAACCACTAAGATTACATAAAACTTTCAACATTTCCTCACTATCTTCTGGCTTATGATAAGAATAATCACCTTGCTTAACATCCCACCACTCACCACCAAACTCTGCATTGGTAAAATTATTCAAAAAATTCAAGGCACCATCAAATCTAAAGATCATTTTCTCTTGCTGTAAAGCAGTAGCAAATGAAACCTGATCTCTCACACCACCTTGTTGATACCATTCCCACCATGTTTTATTGAACTTATCACACTTTCTTCTCCACAAAATCGTACACATAGGAGAAAAGAATCTTCTAAAATCAAAACCAATTTCCTTCAACATGTATGTGTAATGCATGATCTGACTCTTACTCCACCATCCATTATTATAATACTCCATCATCTCATTCAAGTAAGAATGTTTATGTGGATGCTGTAGTACAAACAACTTATCATTATAAGTTGTTAATATCTCTTTACTAATAGCAAAGAAAGGTTCTTTCAATAAATGAAGTCTGGTTGCATCTACATATATACTTTCTTCAAAAGGACAGTTGATTTTATAATATCTTGATGACCTTACTGGATCACCAAGATCCATTCCTGGTCTTACTTCCCACGGTCCTACTTGCTCTGCATCACCATAACAAATATACTCATTACCAGGTGGCATTTTCTCTGGAAGTTTAGAATAATTATTGGTTATGCAGGTGTATATAATCATTGAACACCCCTCATAAATCCATGATCATGTTTGGCATATATTCTTGACATCCCCACATACAATTGCATCTCCTGTATAAATTTATTCCTATCTCTCCACTGCTCCAATTCTCCTCTTCGAGGATGCTTACCTTTACGACCAACCTTATTACTATGTCCTAATGGTACACCAGTTTCAGTTCTTTCCATAAGATTTGGATTCAATCCAAGTTCTTGCAACGCTGCATCAAAAGATACTTGGTCTCGATTTACACCTCTATCAAACCAATGCCACCAAAGATCACCAAACCTACTAATAGTATTAGTCATCTTCCTGTATATAATAGTACCTAAAGGACTTCTATATTTTCTAAAATTATATCCACATTCAAATAACATCTTCGTAAGTTTTATACCTTGCTCATAAGAAAAGAAAGAACACTCAAACCCTTCTAACATTTCATCATAGTAAGAGAACCTATTTGGATGTCTTAGTATAGTGAATGGGAATCTAGTCTTTGCATGTTCAACAAACTCCTTTGTCATCTTATAACAACCATCTATCCACACAGTATCCTCACCCTTATCAAAATATTTGTGTGGATTTATCTTTGGGTATGCAGATAATCTTCTAGGACATTCTATGTCTACATCTAATTTTATAAACTCCCATGGTCCTTTTTGTTCCACAGTTCCATCATGGAACATAACATATCTTACATCAAGATCATAATAATGATCAGGTATTACATCATAACCATTTGTGATGCAAGAATATATTATCATACTACTGCTCCCAATATATGACGTGCATTTCTAGTGAACTTAGCCTCATCATAATTCGTAATCATTTCATAAGATTCTTCATATGATTTTATTCTATTACTTTTTTCAAGATTAACTTGTAAAGGAACTCTAGGTAATCTTTCACCATAAACTTCCCACTCAGCAATAGCACTTGTAAGTTGACACCCATGAAATAATTCATAGTGTTCATACCAATGCCAATATCTCTCATTCCATTCCCTTACCTTTGGTGTATTGTGCCTCCATATACAACAATTTATTGTATGGTCAAAGAATGATGGCTTGAATCCTGTCTTAGCAAGATCTTCACAGAATCTATACAACCTTTCCTCTGGTACAAATCCCCATGTATATAATTTTAATATCTCCCTCAATAAAGTCCTCTTTGTAGGATGACTCATCAATGTTATTTCATTCTGTTCCAAAAATTCTTTTGAGTTCTTTACAAACTCTTCTGTCATAGTATAACAACCATCTATCCATACATGTGGTTCATCAAACCATAGATGTGAAAGACATCTAGTATGATATGCATTGAGTACTGGATGATCATACTGACAATCTAATTTTCTAAATTCCCATGGTCCTTTACGTGGTATATCTTTATCATAAAACATCACATACTTCACATCCCCATCATAATAATGATCGGGGATGTTGTCATATGCATTGATGTTAGTGGTAAAGATTATCATTGAATAAGATTCTTCTGCTTCTCCTGAATAATTCTTTCGGATACACCACCTGGTTCACGTAAGAACCAACCAGTTGCAATATACTTAGACTGTTCTCCTGTCAGAAATGAACCACGATGCATATGTGTATATGCTGCTGGCCAAAAAACTATTGTTCCTCTTGTAGGTTGAAAAGAACATTTCTGATGTAAAAAATCTGTTCCACCACCATTTTCATAAGGAATATCATTTAGATAAATCATCCATGTAAGAACTCTATCACGGTATATAAATGATCCATCCTCACAATGCCAAATATGATAACCACCACCAGAATCTGTTCTTTGTATCTTACATGTCCATGAAGATAGTGGATCAGCAGAATCTATAATGCCAGCATACTCTTTAGCATAGATCTCAAACCCTGCACCCACCACAGCATTTACTTGTGAAGCAAGTCCAGCATCAGCAACCTCAAGATATAATTGATTATCTTTTCTTCCCATCTGACCCTGTTTGAACTGAGTATCACCTACATTAGTTGAGTTCAGTTTATAATCTCCACCACCATATACATTTTCCTTAACATATCTTTGTCCATAATAATATTCAAAACTATTAATTGTAACATCACAAAACTCTTGAGACATAAAATTATCAATCACTCCTATGTGATCTACAAACTTCATATCATGTGGTCCTTCTGAAAATAATTTCAGTTCTGGTGATAACTTTGGTGCTTCGTTCATTGTTGTTGTTGGTATGCTGCAGGTGGAATACGACCTACGTATTCATCAAGTTCCATTAGTTGTTCAATCATAATATCTTGACCATTCTGTTTCCAATATTCTTCAAGACCTTCTTTACTATTTTTATGAAAGATGTCTATGTGTTCTTCATGAATAGCAGAACCCATATCTAATCTATAATTGAATATGGGAACGGCATAACCTTTACCACTATCAAGAATAAGATCTTCGGAAACAGCACGAGGTTTAATATTCTGGTCAATCTTCCAGAAGTTTCCTCGTGAATGGAGTTTCAAAATCTTCTCTGCATGATGTCTTGTTATAATATAACATGCTGCAGAGAAATCGTTTATAAAACGATGATGTATCTTCATATGGATACCATTAGGATTTATGATAGTAAACTGACACGTATCAAAATTTACTGGCATCTTTTTCCTAATACCTCTCCAAGTAAATGTCCAATGCCTTGCAGGACTAAGATCAATATCATCCTCCATTATAATAACCTCATTGAGGTCTGTCTCCTCAACAAAATATTTTATAGCATTGAGATGTGACATGACACAAGCACACTCACCTGAGTTCATGTTATCTGGAACAGTACCTTTTAGATACTCCTCATATTCAACACCATCAACACCAGATATCCTATGATGATCTTCAATACCCCAATAAGATAACTGATCTTCCATATATTTTTTTCTTTCTGGAACTCTGTCTAGATTGATCCAAAGAACTTTAGGAAGACCTTCTAGTTTATGTACTGCTTTATTTTTGTCCACGTCTTTTTTTCATATAATCAACATCTTCATAATATGCTTCAATCTTATCCTTCTCCCAGTACTGCATCTTCTCCCACAGTGCTCTGTTAGATTCTATATGGGGGTTAGTAAACCAAGAGTTCTGTGTTCTACTATGTTCTAAATGGAAGATAAAATTATTCAATCTTATAACGTTGGAACAATTATTAAATCTATGATACCTTTCATCATCCTCATACCCATACGAAACAAAGTTTTCATTCTCCAGACCTAATCTTTTATACTCTTCAGTATCAAAGAACTGACAGAATCCAAACTTAGCATCCCACTTCCTCATGTGACCTTCAAATGTTTTGAAGTTGAAGTTTGTGTTTATAAAATCACTAACTAAATTATCAGTTGCTTTGACTTGATATTGAAACATACCATATCCATAAGGATAAACACACTTCACAGGTTCTGGTAATGTACCTGAATCTGAATTTGGTGGTAGATAACCCTCTGCAATATACTTACATGCTAGAAAATGAGACTCATATGGTAGAAGAATATCACAATCATGGTTACATACGATTGGTGTGTCTACCATCTCAACCATATCATTAATCAATCTTGTTCTATGAAAAACAAACTCATCAGTTTGCTCAAAAACATGATCTAAATTTTCATACTCTTGTTTATAAAGTACAGTTTCTAACTGTGGTCTTACTGAACTATTAAATATAGATTCTTTATCATACTCCTTGACGATAACCCTAGCATCAAAATTCTTTAGAAGAAATGTTAATGTAGTAATAACATTTCTCATTCTATCTGCACTCTCAATCCTCAATGGGATGACATAAGTACATGCACTTTTCAAGTCCACTCTTTCACAATCCTCCAATCGTTCTTCTTTTGGATCGTCCCAAACTTCTTGCGTCATTAGATTACCTCCCAGTTGTTACAGTATAAGTCAGAAGTATCGTGGTCTTTGGTGTATCCAGTACCAAACCACTTCTTAGGTGCGATGATTCTCTTGTCTGGATTTTCTGATAACCATGAACCCCACCAAGAGAAAGAGGAGTTGGCAATAATAAAATCAGAACACATAGACATCATACACAAGTCTGCAAGATTGTCACCACCTTCTGAGATAAGGAACCTGTCATCAGGGAACTCAGTACCACACCATTCAGGATCGTCAGAAAAAACAACCACTGTACGATTGTTATCAAACTTTGACAGTGCAGTATCATAATATTCTTTAGGACAAGGTGGATGGTTATCACAGTTCTGTATATAGTCACCTCTACGAACGTGCAATCCAATAGGATCTTTCAATGTATTCATCATCTCCTCACATGGTTTATAGATATCATTCTTGAATCTAAAATCTTCTCTTATTTCTTTTTCTATGTGATCAAAATACTTTGTACTCTGCAAGTATGCATAGACATTATGTCCATCAGGCATATTGTCAAATAAATTCTGGTCAAAATGAAAGTGTGCTTCCTGAACATAAGGACCAGGAACCTCATTAATATTAGTAAGACCTGTTAATTTGAATGCTTCAAACAACTGATGGTCGTTCCATTCGTCTTTGAAATCGCTAGGTGGTATAGCAAATTCAAAACCACGATGAGCAGCAATGCCTCGTAGTCCTGCATACTGGAACATCTGGTTACCCAGTCGTCCATGTCTTCCTAAGTGGTTGAATCCTATAGTCATGCTGAATGTTTCTTCTTCAAGTATTCAATCTCCTTTGGTAGGAGGTGGTCATAAGTCCGTTGAGTCTGATTAGGATGTTCACGATTTGATATGTGAAAATCCATTAGTACCAATGGGTCTCCATGATATTTATAGAGTCTGTAATACATATCACAATCCATAAGCATAGTCAAATCTTCATCAAAATACTCATCAAGATCTCCTTTCAACGCTAGTATAGAAGGAGAACTAAGAGTATTAATTCCCTCCAATAATCTATCATTATACTCAGGAACTTTTGGATTGTAATGTGTCCCACCATTATCTAATGTATGAGCAAAACCTGTCACTGCCCACTTGACATCATCAGTAAATCCTTTGTCCAATTCTTCTACTAAGTTCTTAGTAAGAATAAAATCATCAGAGAATAAAACTTTCTTTATATCACCGTTGGCACAACGTAATGCATTATTAGTATTAGCAGAAATGTTACCCAACTTATCTGAATTAGGAGCATACATGATCTCAAAGACATCGGCATACTCCTGACATGCCTTGAGAACCTTATCAGATTTGGAATGATCACTGATAATAACATTGAAATCTTTATTAGTTTGATTTGCTAAAGCATGAAAAATGTCAAACAAATACTGTTGACACTTTGCATTACCATCATGAGTAGGAATACAAAAACTTACTCTCATTCTGACAGATCCATCACATTCAATTTGATTCTTTCTTGCATAAGTTTACCATAATCCTCATGCAATTCACACCCAATATAGTATCTTCCTAACTTCTTAGCGACCATACCTGTAGTTCCTGATCCCATGAAAGGATCTAGTATAGTATCACCTTTCTCAGAACCAGCTTTGATACATGGTTCAATAAGATCGGGTGGAAAACATGCAAAGTGTGCTCCCTTATATGGTTTATTAGTCACTGACCATACAGATCTTTTATTCTTTTTTGTATAAGATTTCTCAAGACCTGAATGCGGTTGCAATCCTGTCCCTTCATTATGGTACTTCCCTTTTGATCTATTTCTTGTTCCCCAATCCTGTTTTACTGGTTCCTTGATTGCTTCATTATCATAGAAGTATTTCCTATCCTTACTAAACAGAAAGATATACTCATGTGACTTAGTACATCTATCCCTAACTGACTCAGGCATTGGATTAGGTTTATGCCATATAATATCCTGTCTCAAATACCATCCATCTGCTCTCATTGCGAAGGCAAAGAGCCATGGGATTCCGATGAGGTCTTTTTCTTTGAGTCCTTCGATTCTATTTCCTCTGCGAGGACACACATCTGGTAAGTCCTGCTTTGTAGTTGAGACACTTTGTTTTGCCAGTCCTTGTCCTCTTCCAGGTCTGTAATTATAGTAACTATCGCCAAGATTAACCCAACAAGTTCCATCATCTGTGAGCACATTTTTTACCTTCCTAAAAACTTCTACTAATTGATCTATGTATTCGTCTGGTGTTTGTTCCAAACCAATTTGATCTTCTTCGCCACCATAGTCTCTTAGACCATAGTAAGGTGGGGATGTAACACACATCCTTGCACTCTTAGGTAAGAATGCATCTAATGTGGACCTACAGTCACCAAATAATACTGTGTCTTTCATGCATTTTCTTTCACATCAGAAATAATCATTCTAGTAAGACGAGGTACTACATCATTGTCACTATGGAATTGCTTGGCAATCTCATAGTTCTTTTCAATAACCTCTGTTCTACTATGATAGTAGTCTTCGTTTATTCTGTCAAATATTTTTCTAAGATCAGTAACATCTGTGAAAGTAATCACACCATCCATATCAAACCAATCACCTAGATTAGGACAACCATAGTAGATAGGTATAGTCTTACTAGCAAAACAATCAATTACTTTCTCAGTAAAATAATTCTTCTGCCTTGAATTTTCTGTAGCAATATGAAACATTGCATTCTCAAAGAAATCATTACGTCTTTCATGGAATGGTGGAGAGATATGTGCATATACATCCATACGATTTACTTCTTCTATTCTATTCAACTCTCTCATAATCATAAGTCTTAGGTTATGACCTGGTGTTTGAGATTTACTACTAGTAACGAATGTAATATGAGGTTTCTTATTTAATTTTAGATCCTTGAAGTCTAACCAACTAGAACCCCACTCAAATAATTTTGCAGTAGGATACTTGTCCAGTATGGATTGTGTAAATGTGTATATTCTATCAAACTTATCTGCATTCTTCAAAGCACCTTCACTGACAGTGGGTAAAATTGCTAAAGGTTCTGCAAGAAATAGTATCTTATAGTCTGCTTCTTCATTACATGCAAGATTGTCAATAGAAATACTAACCTGCTTTTCAAAATCTAATCCTCCTTCAACCCATGGGTTCCACCATAGGGGATAAAAATGTGCTTGTTTCATATCAAATTGGTTTTTCATCAGATAGTCCTCGGCTACTCCACATAGTCAATGAATACTTTGTACCACTCTTCAATTCTAATGATTGATGACAATGTGTTACCTGTCCTGGAAATAATAAACATTTTCCTATAGGAATATCCTTATTAGAAAATTTTTGTCGTGGAAAATATAACTCTCCTCCTTCATAATCATCATTCAACTTTACACTTCCAGTAACTAAACTTGCATCTGTATGTAATAACATTTCTCTCTGACCATCCATTGTATACTTGAGTAAGAAAGCATCCCTTAGTCCAAAGTATCCACACATAGGCCAAAACTTCTCCATCACTACCCTAATACTATTATCCCAATGCACGCTTAGTTCTTTCCACATACCCAATTCACTTATTCTTATTTCTTGTCCTGGTATCTCATCATTTTCCAATGGTTTGAATCCACCTTTACGCTCACCTATCTCAATTAGTTTAGCACATTGTTTAGGTGTAAGAAAATCTATAAGAATTATATCATCCTGTATAACCTCATATTCTCGTGTTCCAATGTAACCAATAATCGGTGCTCTTGATTGTATCATCGTATATCTTGGAAATGAAAATGGAATCCAAAGGTTTCTATACCTTTATGTTCTGGACATTCAACTTCTTTTGAGAACTTAGCCGCCACCGAGACGGGAGCATACACACATCCCTGTCCCTCAAAGATGTGTCGGTTGTGGCAGCATATGTTCCCGTCTTCATTATATAGTCCAGCATTCATATGTTTGTAAAAATTTCCTTCGTTTACTTCCCAAGGGACGGTGACTTTACTGGGGACATCGAGTAACTTTTTGGAACGTAAGGAAAATCCCCCATTGCC